ACCCCTTGAGGGTCAAGGGTATTCGACTTAGGTCGAGTCATTATTCTGGCTTTTTTCATTAAATTTTCTGAACGAATGTCTAATAGACAGTAGCCCAAAGGCTACCATAAAAAACTGGCACAAGAAAGGCATCTCCACGACTGCAAAAACATAAAAAAACAACCCCGAAAGAATTAATCCTCCTGTCACAGAGCAGGCTTTAATATATTCTTTCATTTTAAATTTGTGGCACCCCGAGCTGGACTCGAACCAGCAACCCTCTGCTTAGAAGGCAGATGCTCTGTCCAATTGAGCTATCGGGGCAAGGTTTAAGTTCTTGCTTCGCGGATTATAGAAGACGTTATGCCTTCGTCTCTCTCCACGTTAACCGCGAAAGCCATTTTCATAGGTTTGTCGTTTCCAACTGCCCCTACAGGTTTAATATCGTTAATTAAATAGCGAGGGCCAGATCGTAGATCAAAAATTATTCTATCGTATCTTACTTTGTAGTGGTTAAGCATATTGACCGTGTGGTTTTCATGCCCGCTATCTCTTGCAGTGGTTAATACTACTATATCTGATTCAGGCAATGAATTTAAAAACTTAATGCTTTCTTTTAGTGGTTTTTCTAGTAAATAGCTTTCTTTTCCTGACTTTTCTATTGCCTCGTCTATTGATTCATTATGTAGGTGTTTTACAATAGTTCCGTCGATGTCTATAAACCAAGTTTTATTTAAAGATTCTTGTTCCATGTTGAATTGTTTTAGTTATTGTTTTTGATAATATTTATCAAAAGTCTAGCTTCTTTTGCTGGCACATCATCATAGCTCTCCCAGTTTTTAGCGTTATCGTTTCTGTAAAGTTCTAGCGTCCATAGCTCGCGCAATTTATCCTTAAAGTCGTTAAAAGAGCTGCATTTAAGTTTGCTTAAAGCTAAACTCTCTAAAACGCCATTAGGCGTAAGCTTTTTTAGGGGTTCAACTTCGTCTGCTTCTGGGTGCTGCGGAAGACCGTTAGACTTGTCGATCTCGTCGTCACCAACGATATGAACATTAAGAAAGTTTCTAACGCATCGAACGAACGAGCGATTTGCCGCGATTGTTTCTAGAAATTTAGTGGCAAAACTACTTGTATTCTCAGTTGTGGCGTTCGCGACATCCTCGAACTGAGTGCTTTCTGGAAGAAAGTCTGAGTCTTGCGAAGGGTTCTCAAAGTTAGGAACCCAGCTTATTTCGCATTTGATTGCGACATGGTCTTTTTCGCACTTAATTACATTGTATCTTACGGAATTGTATCCTCTGAGCTTGGCTAATTCTTTGATTCCTGCAAGTTTAATTAAAAGCTGGTTGTCTTGAAGTCCGTCAACTGATCTTGGCATTGGCTTGTCTCTTGCCTCGAACCAAGATTTGTTTGGAAAAAGATATTTCGAATCAACCATTGCTCGCCAGTTTACCGAGCCGTCTTCATTGAATTTATAATCTACTGATCTAAGTAGTCCGCCTTCATCACGGGAATATTTTGTGCTATATTTAACATTACTCACCGCAATATTAGGAAGTTGGCTTTTATCGTTTGGGTCTTCCGTAAAAGATTGACTACATGCCTCTTCTTTTGGCTCAGACCAAGCTGCCGTGGTTATAGGCATGCCTTCTTCGAGCTGCTCAAGCACTACTGTGCCATGCGGGTTCTCTTCTTCTGTTTTTACGTTTTTTCGTGGTCTTCCTCGTTTAGCCATGTGAGTATTATGCCATAATCAAGCCTCTGTGTCAATACTTTTTTTGTAAATTCTTACGTAGTCTTGGTCTTGCCAGAATTTAGGATCGTCAACTACCTGAAGGTCTGTTCCATTGTAATCTCTATCAACCGAGTAATCGTATTTACTTAAATATTTTTTACCATTAGAGAATAATAATTTATTGCTTTTGTAAAAAAGATCGTTCGATAATTCAGGCAACTTATCTTTTGCGTCTTTGAGGGATTTTTCTTTTTTAAGAGACACTTTATAATCAAAATATTTCATTCTTAATTTTCCTAGAGCTCTCTCGTTTTTAGTAAAAAGTTCACATTTTATTTGTAAGTTATTTAAAATACTTAAGTATTTTGTATTTAGATCTGTGCAAACTTCTTGTTGTATTCCTACTATGTTGTTTTTAATAGCATTAAGATAATTTAGATCAATAACTTTATTTGTGAAAATATTGATTTTTCTATTTGATCCCCAATTTGCCATGTTTTGTAGGTTAAACTCATAGTCCATTCTTAAGTTAATAACGATTCCAGGATTAAAAGATTGAGGAGGAGAAAAATCTGGAACCGCTTCCAGTATATGTGTCGTGTACAGGTCTCCAGTGAATTCTGTTTTTTGTTTATTTTTCGCTTTTATATTAAGTAGCTTTAAAATTGAATACGCTATATCTTCTGGATTGATAAAGTTAATTGTTCTTGGATTCTCTTCCGCTAAGAACGAGGGCTTGTTGCCGTTTCTGTGGCTTTCTAGCATAATGTGTTTAGATTTATCTCCCCAGTAAGGCTTAGCCACTTCCGCAAAAGTATTTCCATACATACCGACAACGGGTACGTCGAATGAACTAGCAATATCTAGCAAAAAATCATTTGTACTGCAGTGAAGCATAGAGTTTTTTAATAAAAAAGCTTGCTGGGTAGTCGTCGTTCTTCCGCGTAAATCAAATGCAGCAGGAATCGACTCACTGTCTTTATGTCCTATTTGGACAATTGATATATCGTGCTCGTCTAGGTGTGGCTTAATTTCTAAAATAACATCTGACCACATGCCGTAAATCCGAGATTTAATATCTGCGCCGTTTTCTACTACAATGTATTTCTTAAATGGTAGTGGGTAGTAATTCGTTTCTATGAACGGTTTATTAATTCTAGCTCCCATTGCTAGGGAGTATTGTTCTACTAAGTGCATTGTAGTTTAAAGTCGGTTTTATCTTTACAGTTATGAGTATAGCTTACAAATCTTTGAGTCGCCAAATTAGGAAAATAAGCTATATCGAAGTATCCTTCATGGTCTCCTCTTCCTTCTAGGATGAACGTATTGTCTATTTGATCGCTATAAGGAATAGTCTTATGGATATAAGGGTTTCCGTCCAAGACGTCAAAGCAATCTGGGGTGGTTATGAAATATATATTGTAATCTGGGTAAAGTTTTTTAATTGACGGCAAGATGGAAGTCAAGCAAAAAACATCTTTTTGTGCTTGCGGCAGAACCACGGCGATTCTTTTTCCTTTATCCTCTTTGTCTAGCATGTTTTCAAAATCAATTTTGTCTTCTTGTTTGTTCGTATCTTTTGCGACTTTTTTGAAATAATTTAAGACGCTAGCTCTGTCTGCCCCGTTTGATATTTCCTGTGTCCAATATTTATGTCCGTCATCGGAGTCGTCCACCTCTCTTTTTAATATATTTTTATAAAGATCAATTAGCCAATCTTTGTTAGACTTAATGTCTGGCGGATTATAATTGGGGTCAGCAGCTATTTTCTTAAAGTCATAATCCCAGTCCACGTCTGGCATAGCGTCAATGATTTGTTCAAACTTTTTGCCAATAACTTCAATACTAAAGTTATCTTTAACAAATTTCCTAGCTTTTCGCCCTAGGGAAAATCTTTGTTCGAGGCTCATTGTAAAAACCTTATTGATTCCGTCACAAATACTCTCTGGCAAAGTGCTGGCTTTAATAAATTGGGTTCCAGGTTCTCTATACTCTGCCCAGTCTAATGGGAAGCCTCCGCCTTCATCTGTGCACGAATCTTCCCCGCAGCTATAGTTGGTATTTAGCGTTACGAGCTCCGTGAGCTTTGCCTCTTGAATGGGTATCTCCTGCCCGCCGCTTGTAAAGGGGTGACAATAAACGTCCATTAAGTTATAAATATGATTAAGCTGCTCTTCGGAAACTCCGCGTTTTACATTAGAGGTCTCTTGGCAATTTTCATTACCACAAAACCTACAGTTTTCCTTATGCTTAGTGAACTTTTTAATTTCAAATTCACAGCAGGCGTGGCAATAGTATGTTGTTAATATCTTTTCTGCGGATATTTCCTTTTCTTTTAAGAGACGAGGGATATCCCAACCTTCTCCCCAGCTAGTGTGAAAAAGAAGCTTCGCTTTGGATTCGGGGTTTTTTTTGATAAATAGTTTGTATCCCTCTAACAAATTCGGAACGCTTTTTCTTAGTTGGTTTCTAAAAACAAACCCAATCAAAAATTCATTTGAATCTATGTTTTGTTTTTGCCTCAAAGACTTCTTGTCTTGATCACTTAACCTAAAAAAGTTATCAGAGTTTAAGGACCCCCTGAGCAGCCCCACGTGCTTATGACCAAGCCTGTTCATTTCTTTGGCTGCAAAATTAGCCCATACATAATAATTTTTTATTTTAGAGGCGGCGCTAACTGCTTCTGGTAGTAGCGGCAAGCTGTCCAAGGTAGTCCAAACCATGCAGTTAATTTTGTTCCACCAATTCTTGTTCCAGTATCCCGTAAAACCCCAAATATCTTCAACCCCAACATATACGTCTGGTTTTTCCTCTTTGATAACCTGATCGACCATTTCTGCTCCATAACCTGCCGCACGGGCAAGGTTAGGGTCTTTATTAAGCTGGTGGATGCGTTCTGGGTCGCTAGGTAAAGTGCCTCGACATTTCCATGGCAAAAGTTTAGTTTCCTTTGCGTCCCAAGCAAGTCCGTTCGCAAATTCTACTATTTCATATTTATCAAGATTATATAAATACTGTAGTAGGTTTTTGGTATGTTTTCCGAATCCAGTAAGCGCGCGGGAATGGTTGCTGTGAATTACTATTTTCTTTTTTTTCACTTATTTCAGTTTTCTTGTGAACCGTCGGCGCGTTTATTAGCTTGGTATTCTTGTTGCTTACGAAGCCTGGCTTCGTAAAGCTTTGTCAGCGAGAGAGTTAGGAAAACTTTAAGCATAGTGACTTCTCCTGGGTCAAGGGGGATCTTGTAAACTTGATTCCCGTTTCTTATCAAACTTAAACCAAAAGCTGGAACCGTCACAAACTTGTCTTCGTATTTTTGGGTTTTGGGATTTTTAAAAGAAACTTTTCGCTTTTTATCCCAAGGGGATATTTTGATTGACGTCTTATTGTCATCGAAGTCGTGATAACTAGAATAATCGAGGCGATTTTCAAAAGCAGAAATAAATTCTCCGCATTCTACTTCGTTTAGTTTTATTGTTAAATTTTTGTCGGGATTATTTCTATTTTCGGAAAAGCTGCCGATTTTTTTATTGTTATCCCAAGAGTGTTGTTGTATTGCATTAACGTAGACAACTGGGTCTTTGCTTTTCATGTCTACCCCGAACCTGAAGCTGCAGGCACATCCCGCGTTTTTGGGATTAGGCTTGTAAATTTGTAAGCTCATAATGGTAAATTATAAGCTTAAAGTGGCGTTTTTCTATTTATCTTTTTCGATTTTAGGCATCTCTTTCATTTTGTCTCTTACGGCTTTTTGCTCTTCGAATCCTTGTTCTCCCCCTTTATGCAAGTAAGGAAAGCCTCCGTTTAGTGGTAGCTTTTTCTCGATGACGAGTAGTTTTAACCTGTCATTCGGAACTATCATTTTAGTTCCCCTGTCCGTCATATAGAAAATTGTTTTTAAAAATCCGACTCTAACTATTCTGGCTTGACGACCACTTATATATAAAACATCGTCGTTGCAAAAATCCTTGCCCACGCAGATTAATAAGCCTTCTGCAGCTTTATGTATGGCGTCTTTAAATAGAATCCCGACAAAGGCTAAAAGGATAAACCAGCCATAAGAGCCTATAACGTGCTCTACTTGATATCGAAATTCGGGGGATACTAATTCTTGCTCCACTCATACTATTACACTTTTGAGAGGTTATTTATTTCTTTTTTTTCGCTCATCGTATTGACGGTGTCTCTCGTTTTTATCTATATCTGACTTAATTATGCTTTGGCCAGACTGTAGTGACTCGAGCCTCTTCATGACGTAATCTCTTTTTTCGCTATCTTCTGTTCTACTCAAGTATTCAAGGCCTTTTTCTATAATACGAGGATCAATTTTAGACCTACGAGAAGGAACTTGCACGACATGAGGTTTCGGGGAAGTAGGAGTAGATTTTTTTTCTTCTTTTTTACTGCTCCCTTTTTTATCTCTAGAATATTTACTAGAAGGTTCTTTTTTTGTTGGTTGGGGTTTTGTGATTATAGTAGGTAGGCCGTTGTTCTCAAAGGATATAAGTTGTTCGTTTTCGTTGTTAGAAATCAAAGCAGAATTTTTATATATTTTTTTTAATTCTACGTTGTATTGTTTTTGGTTTATCGCTAGAGATGCAAACTTGTCTGGCTCGCCTGCTTTTCTCAGGACTAAGTGAATTTTTCTAATACCGTTAAAGCGAGTTGTACCAGTTAAAAATACGCTTGGCTTTAAAATTTCTGATATTGGCGGCGGAATAGGCCTTAGCGCCTCACTCGTTAGTTCGAAGGCGTTTCTTTTTGTAATTGATTGGTATATGTTTGTCTCTCCAGCATGAAGGCTGACGGCAAAAAATATTAATAGTAATTTTTTCATCTTTTTCTTACTTAGTATACACCCAACCGTGTGGTCGTGCATGCCAGTGCAAATGGTCAAGGATTTCGTTTTGAACCTTGTCTATGCGGAACTTTCCTTGTCCAAACTCTTTTATTCCAACTTTTTCAAGCGCATGCTCCATTTCTTGATAGTCCTTTTTAGGGATCTCCATGGTGTGTTGTGGCCTTCCTCTCCAAACCGACATAGGTAAAATACAACTCATACAATCCATAATAATCCATCTAGGGTCAGAGTCGTCGTAAACTTTCAATATAGTTTTTAATTCACAAAGGGGGCACATGTAATAATATTATCTTTTACCATTGGTGATTCCAGTACCATCCCCACGAGTCTCTTCTGCCGTATCTAACATAAGCGTCGCGTGCCTCTTCTGGCCCCACATTCCATTTGCGCATTTGTCTTGACAATCCATGAATCCAAGGAAACCATGTATATTTCTGAGCCGCAAAATTTTCTATTTTGGTGGTGGATCTATCTTTTAACCATTTTACATCTACGCTGCCATATGCCCTTCTTATCCCGTACTTAAAATTAGAGCCGTCAATGTAATATTTAACTTGTGCGTTTTTTGTTCGCTCGTCCAGCCACCTTTTAGTTTCAACGTGTCCATCTGAGAAAGCTATTGCGGTTCCATCCATGTGATAGTTACCTGGAACGTCCATGTCATACACCTTGTGCGTAGGCGCTCCTTCGTTCATCACCACCCTAAAACAACCAGCATTTATAAACTCAAACGGCATTTCTATAAAAGTAAAAATATTAGAAGGAACTTCAATGTCTTGTTGTTTGTGGTACACTCTCCATTCTTTATCATTTTCCACTGGCCAGCCAGCCCACCCTCCTACGTGAATGTTTACGCTATAGCTCCTATGCCGCGGAATGAGATATTTTAACTCACCAGCTTTGTTTGTTACTCTAAGCATGTCCTTGTCCGCTGGGCATTTAAATACACCAACAGATTTACCCGCATATGGATAGAGCGGAGATTTCTCCAGCCACATTGCTCGGTTTGCGTATTGAGAGATATTTAAGCTACCAGCTGCCCATGCATACTTGGCGCATTTTTCATATTTCCAAGAACTTGAATATAATATTTTGTCACCGTGGTCATCACTAAACATTGTGTGAGCCATTTGTAACTGTTTTTGGTTGTTTATGCAGGCTGCTCTTTGTGCGATTGATTTAGACTTAATAATTGCTGGTAGTAATAGCGCTACTAAGAGGGCAATGACGCCAATAACAACTAGTAATTCAACTAGAGTAAATCCTTTTCTCATTGGTACGGTCTCCATGTCGGATGGCTTCCCCAGCTATCGTTCCAATACCAACCCCATGAATCATATACCTTACCATCGACAGTGCGATGATTGCCTGTTCTGTTATATCGTCCTATGCCTCCTAGGCCTCCTAGGCCTCCTCCATACCATCTATGAGTATTGGGATCTGGCACAACTGCTCTTTCTCTAAGCCATGTAAGGTCTCGGTTGTTTGCACTTACTATTTTATCCTGATTGGTTGTCGGATCCATCGCGTCGGATGATATATTTATAGTGTCTTGTTCAAGCCATCTTTTAAATTCTACATGCGCGTCTACAAAAGAAATAACAGAACCGTTATTATGATAAACTCCTGGCCAGTCTTGAGAGAAAAAGCTTTCGCCATTTTTAAGCGTTGGCGCTACTCTAAAGTTTCCAGCGTTAATAGACTGAGGCGGCATTTCAATGAAAGTAAACAATTGGCTAGAGTTGTATACATCATCGTAAGTATGATGAATTTTGTATTGGATATCTGACAACCATGGCCAACCTGACCAACCACCGACAAAAAGATTTACACTATAGGAGCGAGGTCTAAGTATAATTTTAGGATTAAGCGTATTAGAAATAGGACCAGGTATACTGACAGTTGATCTATCACCTGGACAATGATATATTCCCATGCCTGCATACGGTTTTAAAGGCGAGAAGAAAAGAGGTCTATCGCTTTGCCCCCACACTCCATTGCCGCTCATACTGTCCGTGACCCACGCCCACATTCCTGAAGGCTCACTAGCCCATGCTGATGCATATGGAAATCTATTTTCGTGATCACCTGCAAATTCTACATAAGCGAGATTAAGTTGCCGTTGGTTATTTATGCATGCGGCCTGCCACCCAGTTTGTTTAGCGGATGATAGAGCTGGTAAAAGTAGGGCCGCAAGAATTGCAATAATTGCTATCACCACAAGCAGTTCGATCAATGTAAAGCCCTTTTTCACTTAGGTTTTTACACTTAATTCTTGGCATTTTGATCTTCTTCGGTTTTATCTAGCATTTGATCACCATATCTAGAGATCAATGTCGAGACAATAGAGTCGTATTTGTCTATTTTTTCGATCTTTTTGCGAATTTCTTCTCCAATCTCAGGGTGTTCCCCGATGGCGACGGGATTAGAAAGATATACCTCTAAATCTAGAACGTGTTTATCTCTTTCTGCAATATAGTGATTATATGAGCTTTGAAGGTAGCCTTGCCTTAAGTCCATATAGAATAATATGGAAAAAGAAAATTAAATCAACCCTAAAATGTCCCCTTTTCTGACGTCATCCCAAGACACTTCACCTTTGGACTTTTTTCTGGTGCGGTATTGAGTTAAACAAACAGCGACTCTCTGCTTATCGTCTTTGTATTCTTTTTCCATTATATCATCGCTCATACAGCGAGACATGAATTCGCTTTGTTTTTCATCTTTGTTTTTAGACGGAAGGGGCATTGTTGTCAGTCCTTGACCCAGTAAATCGTGTAATCGTAACCGTCTGGAGCATCCGCCCAATTGTTTATCAGGTACATGTTGGTATGCACTCCAAAAGCCTTTGCCTTGGAGAGCACGATAAAATTATCCGTAGCCACAGATTTATTCATATTTAGGTGATACTGATAGTTATCACCTGACGCAACGCACACCTCCGCCCATTGGTGTTGGCAATCTTTCTTGTTAAAGGCTACTATTGCCTTCCACCACTTGCCTTCGTCTTGAGTAAAATTTAAAGTGGACGTCACTCCCGCCTTGGGCACCCCCTTCATCCAAATAACGTCTTTTCCATTGTTTCCTGTCCAATGAACTCCCCCCGCAATCACTTTGGCCCACGGGATATTAACAGGAGTAGGGTTGCCCATTTGGTGATTGAGGAACGCTTCTACAATAGCGTCTCCAATTTTAACTACGGCGTCCGCCACATCCACCACAGCTTCCACCGCCAGATCTTCCACCGAAACCTCGGCCGCTACCTGAAGACCTGTGTTAGCTGAACCAGCCCAGTCTTTAATGTCGTTGAGTGTATCAGTCGAGTGCCACAGCTTTTTTTGCTGATGAACCATTTGCTACTTCTGCGCTTTTTTCCAAGACTCTGAGCTTGGTCGGTCTTTATCTCCAGGTTTTGCGGCTGTATATTTTTTGCCTTCTCTTTTTTTCTTTTTACGGATATTGTCCCAAAGGCCGCCTTCGCCTTTTTCGGACTGTGTGATTTCGTTGTGGCGCTTCATAAACGCTTCATGATTTGGGCCTGCCATGTATAAAGTTTTACCATCTTCTGCTTTATGGGCATGAAAGCCTTTTAGGTTCATTTTTTTAGCATCCTTCAAGGCTTCCTCTTTGGTTTTAAAATAATGCTGTGTTGAGGTTTCTTCGGCCTCGTTTATACATCCACAATCAGAGCTGCATTCGCAGTCGTCGACTGATTCGGATTGTTCTAGGCTTGGGTAAATCGCCAGAAGGTCGCAGTGTTTAGAAAAAGTTTCCCCATCCCATTCACCTTTAGTTATTTGAGTGACGCTTTTTTTGCTCCACATTTTGCAAGACCAATACCTGGCTTTTGTTTTAGGGCCAGGGTTTTCACAGTTATGCCTTGCCCGAAAACTTTTTCTTCTTTGCGGGTCGTCCCGTTTAATTTCCATATTGGGGTCTCCAAAATTAACTTTTACAACATTCCCTTTTTCGTTTTTTACATAAACTGAGAATTTTTTAGGCCCTTTAGGAGTACGAAAAGGTTTGTTTAGGGTTTTTCCTTCTTTCGCTTCTACGATGTCTTGAGAGAAATCTACTAATATTTCTGATTTTTTGTATTTCATTTTTTCTTAGGGTCGTCGTCCCACTCTTTCATTTTTCGTTCAATGTCAAGAGTAGTGAATGTGGCATTGGATACAGTCTTCTTCGTGTTTGTGCCTGGAAAATGGAAAGTAGTGTTTTTCATCCCAACTCTGACTATTCGGGCTTTTCTTCCACCGATTAAAACAACATCGTCTGGAGTATATTCTTTGCTGAACCAAATTGTTAGCCCAGCAGCAAACTGGGAGACAATATCTTTAAAAATGATCGTTGTTGCGCCAGCCAACAAAAGCCAGCCATATTTCCCAATAAAACCTTGGGCCGCTTGTTGTATAGCTTCTTGTTCCATGTTTTAGTTTCCAGTAGTTCTAGTGCCTCTTGCAATAAAATAAGCTATAGTAACTCCAGTTGCGGGAGTTGCGGTTTCAGCGGTAGCACATTGTAATGGCGGATCAAAGCTAATATTAGTATTTTTCCCTAAAATAATATCATCTGAAGCAGATAATGCAACGCCAGCTGCTATCGGGGCATCGGTTCCGTTGATTATTGCAGTTATAAACACAGCGCGACCAGCGCCTGGGTCGACCTCAGTTGCAACAGAATGCTGCACAGACACTTTGGGTAAAGAATGGTTTGACATGTATCTTTTTACACTAAAAAATAAAAAAAGACCCCCAAAAAGGGGGTCTTGAGTCATATAGGGAAAACCCTAGATAACAGTCGTGCCAGAACGGAAACCTTGTAGGGTTGCCTTATGAAGCTTGCGCTCTTCCTGCGCGTTATTGTCGTAAACGGTAACGTACTGTGGCGATTGGCTCACATAACGTGCGTTTAGGTCTTCCTTTGTTGTGGTCAATCCGAAGATTCGACCACCGTTAGCCGCGAGGGCTTTTACGATTCGATTGCTTTTTCTTGATGTATTCATTTTCGTCTTTTGAAGTGGGTATTATACGCTTTTTCTTCTTGGTTGTCAAGCGTTTTTTTCGTGGTTTTTTGTCAAAAATTTTCGGCACCCTTACTGCGTACTCTTTAGGCCAAAGAGTTGCCGTGCACTGCTCGCAAAAAATAAGATCTTGGCTTTCGTCGGTTGACCTTGTCACGTCTCCGCCATAGGTTTTCCCAGCGAACACTTGAAAAATATTGGGGTCTTCTATTTCCGTTAGAAGCTTGCAAACTGGGCATTCCAAAAATACCGTTTTAGGTTCCTTCATTAATAAATTTTATGTTAATTCCTGCTTTTTTCAATAGCTTTAAGCCATCATCATTTCTATACTTTTCCCCATAAACCACTCTTGTTATTCCACATTGAATGATCAATTTAGAGCATTCCATACATGGCGAACAGGTTGCGTAAAGAGTTGCTCCGTCAGAGCCTTGGGTAGATTTCGCTAATTTAGAAATAGCATTACTTTCTGCATGTAGGACTTCTGATTTGGTTACTAAACGGCAGTGTGCTGGCTGCATAATTTCGTCGGTATCGACGATCTGTTCCCATTCGCATTCATTGTCGAACCCAGAAGGGGTTCCGTTGTATCCGTCGCTTATGATCGTCCCGTCCTTAACAATCAAGCATCCGACTTGTTTTCTTTTTGCTTTTGAAAGAGTAGCCCAGCAGCGAGCCATCTTCATGTATGTTTTGTCTAGTAAATTTTGGTTGGGCATAGAAAAGCTCTGTACATAATACTACAGAGCTTAACTTAAGTCAAGATAATTTTGACTACTCTTTTTTCTCTGGCTCGGGCGCGGAAAGTTTTGCCACTTCTGTCTTGATACCTTCTCTGAGAAAAGCTGCGATTGCAACTCCGAATACAAACATCGTGGTTAATACACCGCCAAGTTGGCCCAAGAAGAAGAGTACGACGGCAAATATGATTGCCGCGCCAGCGGTTAAGTAGGTCTTTTTGCCTTTTAATAGGTTCATGGTATTATTTACACTAATTTACTGAGCTAAGAAGCAACTTCTCTCCTTTTTTAATGATTTTAATTGTTTGGCCGCTTTTAACTTTTTGGCTAATTATCATTAGGGATATTTCGTCTTCAATGTTCTTTTGTATAGTTCTTTTAAGGAATCTAGCTCCGTTTTTAGTATTAGTCCCTTTGTCAACTAAAAATTCCAACACTTTATGAGTACATTTAATGGAAATATTCTGCGCTTTAAGTCTGTCTGCTAGATTTTTTAGCTCTAGGCGTGCAATTTGCATGTTGTTTTGTTTGTTTAGAGGTCGAAATATAATAATCTCGTCTAATCTGTTGACAAATTCTGGCTTAAATATTTTTTTAGCCTCAGCGAGTACGTTTTTCCTGCTTTCTATAAAGGAAGGTTCGTGTTCGCCTCCAGTAAATCCTACGGTCTTCTTTGTGTCGAAGGTGCTGTGACCGACATTTCCCGTGAGTAGGATTATGGAATTTTTAAAATTAGCGATTTTGCCATTAGAGTCTTTAAGTTCACCTTCATCCATGATTTGCAGCAATACTTGGCAAACATCTGGATGAGCTTTTTCTACTTCATCGAATAGTACTACTGAATATGGTTTTTTTCTGATAGACTCTGTAAGATATCCCCCGTCCTCAAATCCGACATATCCTGGTGATGCGCCAATCAACCTGCTGATCGACGCCTTTTCTGAAAACTCACTCATGTCTATGCGAATAATCTTATCTTCTCCGCCAAAAACTGCCTTAGCTAACATCTTTGCAGTAAAGGTTTTGCCTACTCCTGTCGTTCCCAAGAGTAAAAAGCTTGCAATCGGCTTGTCTCTATCCCTTACTCCCGACTTAGACCTCAGTATTGAAGAGGAGACTTTTTTTATTGCCTCGGGCTGGCCGATGACGAGCTCGTTTAAGCTTTTTTCTAAATTTAAAAATATTTTCGTTTCGTCTTGTTTTAACTCAGAAAGCGGTATTTTTGCTTTTTGTGAGACTACTTCATAAATATCGTCCTTGGTTACTATTGGTGGCTTTTTCGCGACCGCTGATGCCCATTCCAACATTACTTTTTCATATTTTTTAGTTGTTTCTTTGAGATCTTCTTCGTTTGAGCAGTTTTCCATGTCTCGTTCAAGGGCCTTGGCTTCGTTCGGCCTTTTATAATGTTTTGTCTTGCACTTTGACCCTGCTTGATCAAGAATGTCAATAGCTTTATCTGGTAAAAATCGATCGGTTATATACCTGCTAGACAAGTCTACAATTAAATCGCAGCAAGTATCTGCATAGTCGACATTATGAAAATCTTCATACTTAGGCATAAGCCCTTTTAGGATTTTTGCAGAATGCTCTTTGGTCGGCTCATCAATGTAAAGTCTTTGAAATCTTCGGTCTAACCCCCCGTCTTTAGCTATGGTCTTTCTGTATTCAGAGGTTGTAGTTGCGCCAATGCAGCGTATTTTGCCGCGAGCAAGTAAAGGTTTAAGTATATTTGCCGCATCCATTGTTCCTTCTGCTCCTCCCGCTCCAATGAGCGTATGTATCTCATCAATAAAAACAATAAAATCTTCGTGAGCAACCAACTCTTCAATAACTTTTTTGAGCCTTTCTTCGAATTGGCCTCTGTATTTTGTGCCTGCAATTAATGCTCCTAAGTCTAAGGCAAAGATTTGCTTGTTTAACAAGAACTCTGGAGCCTCTCTTTTGACTATCTTTTGCGCTAGAGCCTCTATTAGAGCGGTTTTTCCCACTCCAGGCTCTCCGAGTAGCATTGGGTTGTTTTTGTTTCTCCTGCAAAGGATTTCGGACATCTCTACTACCTCTTTCTCTCTTCCTATCATTGGGTCGTAGCCTTTTTCCAAGGCTATAAGATTGCAGTTCACTGCGAAAGACGCTAAAGCGGGAATTTTGTCATGATTTGAGTTTGCATTTGAAGCTTCTTCTTGCTTAGTATCTTCTATATTGAAGAATTGGTCTAACTTGTTTAGAATTTCATTCGTGCTAATTTCCAACATCTGGAAAATCTCTATGGCTGGACAGTTCTTCATCTTTAGAAAGCTATAAAATAAATGTTCACAGCTAACATAAGAGTGATCAAGCTCGATAGCGAGCTTTCTTGCTTCAGTTAAAGCCTGTTTAATCTCCTTGGCGTAAGTGATGTCTTTTTGGGATTTTAGTTTTGTTTTTCTTTTTTTTAGACAGTCACTGGCGATTTCTTTTAACTGGTCTTTTTCTATTTCCAATTCTTCAAAGATGTCGTTAATTACGGAGCTATTTTCTATACTTAAAAATGCAAGAAATAAATGCTCTAGGCCAGCAACTTTTTCATTAATCTTAAAAGCTTCTAGCTTTGCGTCTTTAACGATCTTTTGTGCCCTTGGGGTGAAGTTGATTTGGTTTTGATCCATCATAAAAATTTACACTATTTTAGGTCGCTTAATTTCATATAAATCTTATCATTATATACGCTGACCTTGTCTAAAAATACAGTTCCGTCGCCTTTACGACCTTCTATATATACTACGCTCTCTTTTTTAGGAAGCTTGTTGTCGTTTTGCTCTAGGTATTCCGTAAGCTTGCTTTGCCTCGCCGTGTCTAACAATATTCCGTTTATAATACCTAGTTCGTCTGAAATATCAAACTTCGCATACCTGTTGCCGTTCCTACTCTGTCTTTTAAAGCAGTCTTCTACTACTCCTACCATGTAAACTCTTTCATTGTTTTCCGAAGATTCCACTTCGTAGCTATTCATGAGTGGCTTACCGTCTGAAAAAACACTCTTTAGTTTAACGCTATACGAGTACCCTAAAAGCTTTTTCTCAAAAAACCAATTCGCAAAATCTTCATATATTCGATTCTTTTCCCAGATTTGTTTGTACTTACTGTACTTCTTTTTAAAAGTCTCAAATCTACTGTCCGACATTAACCTTCTGTTGTCGTCAGCGAGTAGCTGGCCTTTAGTTGCTGAGTCTATTGTCTTTAATACATCAAAATCAAATCGGTCAGCTAGCTGTATAAAATTACGCTTTTCCCTATCGGTAAGGAGGTTGAAGGACTGGGCTTCTAGCGCAAGCCTCGAGCGTTTGACTTTATATGCGTTTAATGCCCCAGCTTGTATTAGCGCAGATAAAACACCAATGTTTATTCCAGCCTGCTTTGCGCTAATGAAAATATCATACTTCGTGGGCTTATCTGATTCTCTAAAGTCCTTTAGAGATTGTAGGGTTTTTTGGCTCACTCCTTTTATACTGTTTAAGCCGTATCTAATATTTCCGTCTTCTATTTTGAAGTCCATATCTGACCTGCCTAAGTCTGGTGGCAATAACTCAATGCCAAAATGAGGAAGCTCAGTAGTAATTTTTGAGATCTCTTCGTGAGGGGCTGGCTCGAATTTAGTCATCTTAAGCAAGCTTAGAAAAAACTCCATGGGATAGTTAAACTTCAAGTACGTAGTCCATGCCGCAAGAGTTGCGTAAGCTATAGAGTGTGATTTATTGAATGAATAGTTCGCGCTGTCTTCTGCGACCTTCCATAAAATATTGCCAATCTCTTCGTCTAAATTATTGTCTTTGATTTTTTTCTCAATTTTACTTTTCCATTTTGGCATTTCACTCACCTTCTTTTTGCCCACAATTCTTCGCAATTGCTCCGCTTCATCTAATGTGAATCCCACTTTTACGGCCATTTTCATTAACTGTTCTTGGTATAAAGGGATTCCTCCTGTATATTCTAAGACGTCATCAAAGAACTTATTAACACTTTGAGACTCGCCGCTTTTTGCGTATGCCGCGTATCGATCCGTAAACTCTAGCGCTCCAGGTCTTGCGATCGCCACTACAGCACTGAGTTGTTCAAGATTTTTTGGCCCTATCTTTTTGCAAACATTAAAATTTGTAAAAGCTTCGATTTGGAATAATCCTTGTGGGTGTCTAAAGTCTTTTTTTAAATTTTTATATATATCTTTATCTTCTAGGTCGACCCTCTCCATATCGAAATCGAGTCGCTTGCAAACATCATAAATCACGCTAAGAGTTCTGAGCCCTAAAATATCAAACTTAACCATGAGCTCTGAAACCCAATTCATGTCGTATGCGCTAACCAATTCTCCGTCATTTGTTTGTTGCAATGGGCAAATTTCATCTAGTTTGTAAAATGAAATTGCGATGCCAGAAGGGTGTACTCCTGTGTTCTTGTTTAAGCCTTCTATTTTTCTGGCTATCTTGAATACTTCCTCGTTGTCATCTACCCATTCTCTAAACTGCTCGCTTTCTTCGTAAGCTTGCGTAAGAGGTAACACTTTTCCATATTTTTTAGGTATTGTGTCGCTGACTTCATTAACTTCTTGCTCGGAGTAAATACCCACAATTTTTCCGCATTCTTTTATGCAGAGTTTTCCGCTAAGAGTATTAAGCGTTAAGATTTTACAGGTTCGATCTGGGTGTTTTCTTTTTATATACTCAATGACTTCTATGCGTCTTTCGTAAGCAATGTCGTTGTCTACATCAGCCAATAAAGAGCCGTCAAGGAATGTGATTCCGTCTTTTTCTGTTTTTTTTGCTCGGGACTTACTAACGAATCTTTCAAAGAAGAGATCGTATTTAATCGGGTCAACCTGTGTTACTCCAATTAAAAACAAAACAAGTGATCCTGCTGCGCTACCTCTGCCTGGGCCAGTTGGAATATCGCTCTCTTGGCAAAAATGTAAAATCTCCCAATTCAAAAGTATATAATCAATGAATCCAAGCTCTTTTAGAATTTTAAGTTCCATTCGGACCCTTGCATAATACGCTTTTGAGTTTTTCTTTTTGTCGATCTTTTTTTCTTTAACTCCGTCTAAGCATAGCGCTCTTAGGAAGTCATAGTTTGAGGTCTTGTGGTCTAGCTCTAGGCGATCATAGTGCCTAGCCTCGATTTCAATCTTTGGCAATCTGACTCCAGGCGGAACGCAGTTTTCGTAAGCAGAGAAGTCTTTGGTAAAGCTCATAAAAATAATGGTATCACAAAAAAAATCAAATGTCAACCTTCCACAGAAGCTTGCGGAAGATTTCTAAGTTCATTTGAATGTCGTACATTGAATCATGAAGTTTGTCTTTATCAAAGTCCACATCAAGCTCCCTAAGCATTGCGCCCATATTTGTTTTTAGTCCTTTTCTTATATGCCTGTCTAGCCTAAATTGCCAGCTTAAAAAAGAATCCTTTTTATTAAATTTAATGTCTTCTTTGTATGCTTTCGCTAGGGAGTTAGTATCAATTAATCTACTTAAATATGAAAAGTCACTCTTGAGGCCATAGGCTTTTCTAAAAGTATTGTGAACGTAAATGTCAAAGCCTAAAAGATTGTGCCCTACGATCTTATATTGCTTGTCATACAAAAGCTCGTCGAACTTCCTAAGTACTGGAAGAGGGTCTTCGGCTTTAATCCTATATTTTGTGTAATCAAAGCGAGTAGCTTTCTGTGCTCCTTCTGAAACTTTAAGATTTTTCCATTTTAAAAAATGGTCGTGCTTCTCGAGAATTTTATTCTTCGTGCAAGTTATAAAAGATAATTGCCAGGGCTTATTGTCTGGGTTAACAAGATTTAAATTACAAGTCTCAAAGTCAAAAACCAAATATTTTTGGTTGTCGTTATAGCGAAGTAGTTCGTCTTTCATTATAGGTATACCCTGTAGCTGTCTGAGTTTCTGTGGAACGTGCTTGCTTCTATGATCTTAACGTCTTCTTCTTTAGCCATGAGCTTGTGTGGGACTCCTTGTGGCATTTCCATGCATTCTCCAGCAGGGACTATACATTCGTTCACAGACCCAATTTTAGTGTCAATCCAATCTACTTGAAGCGTACCTTCTAGGACTTGAAAGACTTCATGTTTATTAATATGAAAATGCATTGACGTGTTCTTGCCTTTTGTAATATGTAATATTTTTCCACAATAATTATGTTCTTCGTTGTTAGCGAACCATGTTTCAGATCCCCATCTTTTTTCTACGTGTTTTGGTTTATGCGGTTTCATTTTGTTTTTTCCAGCTTTCAAAGCAGAAGTCATCACTGCCAAAGTGATCTAGATGCGGCTCTTCTAGGGTAGACTGCCTTCCGAATCCTCTAGAGCATAAACATTTATATGTTTGAAATGCTTTTGCGTCGGTCTTTTTGTTGTAATAAATTGATTTAACTTTTTCAGTAGGAAAGTTATTTTCTTTGCAATATTTTTCAACCGCTGGTTTTACCACGAAATCAAAAGGTAAATTATTATCTTCTATAAAAAACGTTGGAGCGCAAAAGCTAAAATCTGGCACGCAGTTTGAAAAAGAAACCAAATTAGTAAATAAAAAAGAATCATAAAACGGGACCGCCAACTTTAGGTTATTGTCCCAAGCCTTCTTTAGGAATTTATAATTTAAATGTCCAAAACCCTTTGCGAAAGCCCTATTATATATTTTATATAATGCTTTTATTCCTTCGTCGTTTTTTGCAAAAAGGATAATTCGATGCTTGTTATTGTTGTCTCTCGTTAGCTTTTCGTCTATGTCTTCAGCCATTAAGAATCTTAGTCCGAAAACAAGCTTTAGGTTTAAGTCTACTGCGTTTTTCTTAGCTTGAAGAAATCCGCTGAACGAATCTTCTACGAGGATAACTTCCTTTAGGTCGTTTTCTTTAGCGAGCTTAAAGACGCTGTCTGGCCCGCCCTCCGCGCATTTGTCTGGAGGGCTAAGTGTTAATATCGATCTTCCTGTTGAGAAGTGGCTCTTAAATAGAGGCAACATACGGATATGTTACCATAGTTAGTCTTCGAAGTCAAGATCTTTCTCCCACCTTGGGCATCCTCCATATTTTTTTAAAACAATTTTCAAGCCTTTCTTTTTTTCTGTTTGAAGATTTTTCTTATCTTTCTTGAAACAGGTTTTAATTACTTTGCCTTCTTTGTCTACTAATGCATAATATTGCATGGGTTTTCGAACTGAACAAATGTAACTTTCTATCTTATTTCCTTTACTGTCCTTGACGTAATTGCCTTTTGATATTTTGTAGCCGTCTTTTCCGCAGACTAACGGGCCTCCGAAAGTGCCGTCTCTTGGGTAGCCTTGGTCTGCCGCGTAGCTGCTTTTAGCGCACGACATATCAAAGCTATCGAGATATTTTTGGATCTCTGTAAGCTCATACTCGAATCCTTCTAGCTCTTCGTCGCTAATTGGGCTCATCTGCATTAAGCCTTTGCCTGTGTGACCAAGCATGTCTTTTGATAGATCAAATTTTAAAAAAATAAATTCTGACTGCCTTTTAAGGTAGTCTGGGTAAAGATGTTTAACTGCAAGGGAATACATTAAGTGCTGTAAATTGTTGGTGACTTCCTTGCCTTTAAAGACTTGCTTACTGCTTTTGAAGTCTCGTATTACCGCGAGCTTTTTCTTTTTATATAGAAACAGTTTATCTATAAAGCCTCTAATAGTGTATTTTTTGTTTTTTTCGTTTATGTCTATATTGAACTCTTCTTCTGATTGAGAATGGGTTGGAGTGAATTCGTCCTTTCCGAAAAAGTCGTACTCGAGTCCACTTAAAGTCATGTCTTTGATTAGCTTTAGATTGTCCTCGTCGTCAACATTTACTGCTTCAGCGTTTTTAAGGACTAACCTCTTAACTGGTTCAGAAGCAAATATATCTTTATTTTTTATAATTTTATTGTAATGTTTTTTATGTCTTGGGTTTCCTAGACACTCAAAAACAAGATGGCATATTGTTCCTCTCCTAGCTCCGTCGTTAGACGTATCTGGAAGCTTTAAAATATACCTTGTCCAGTATTGCCAAGAGCAGGTCTGCGCAACTTTTATCCTGCTTGCTGAAAGTTTATTCATCTAGAATCCTTGATTTAATAAGTTTTTCTTTCGCGGGAGAAAAAACTGTTTTACTGAATGACTTGCCGCGATTTAATATATATCGATACATTTTGTTTTTATTTGATTCTCTGTTGTACCATGTGTCAAAGTCTATGCTTAACTCGTGCATTCTCCCGAAGTCATTTTTAAGTGGAGGTTGAATTGTCAATGCGTCAATATCAAAATATTTTAATAATTTAATAAATATTTTGACTGCGCTTTCTAGGCCTCGGTTTATATCGGAAGAGGAATCGTTGTTTGTTGATATAATAATCTTTTCGGGATTAAGCATTATCAACGTTGTCATTAACTTCGGGGAGACATCTAATCCGAATGTAACTAAATTATTTTTATACTCATTCTCAAATAAAGCCATAGAGTCTCCAATACTTTCTACAAGGATAACTTCTTTTTTCTTGTCTATTGACTCAAACGTTTCTAGTTTTGAGTTTGACCCTGAGTATAAGGGGTAGCTCCAGCTAGTTTTTCTTCCCATATGCTTCCACTTTGCGCGACCAGAATTGTTTGCCGCGTCCCTCCCTGAGAATCCGCATATCTTTCCTGCGTCATTATATATTGGAAAAACATATCTGTTGTTCATGGCTCCAGTAGTCGCCAAGCCGCATTTATAAAACTTTAATGTTTTATCGCTAATTCCTTTTGAGTTATAAAATTTATAATGAGGCAATAGTCTCTCTAGCGATTCCTCTGGGTAGGTTTCTTCCATTTGTATCTTTGAGTTAGTCTTATTATTATATTTAAAACCAAAAGATTTTTCAGTATTAATGTACTGGTTTACTATCTTTGGGTCTTTTGTTCCAAGGGTCTTCTGTACTAGTGCGGCGAGCGGCATGCTTTTACTTCCATCTACGTAATCCGTCCAGACTCCTGTGTTTTTGTATATCTTTAATGCCGTTGGGTTGTCTCCATCTCGGTACAGCGCGTTAGTGCGCCACGCATCTCCGAAATCTGAAAGCCTGTATCCTAGTTTTTCTAGAACTGATTTTATATCTGTATCAGTTTCCATCTTCAATGATTTCAGGGTTTTGGTCTAAGTATCTAACTAGATCTCGGAGATCTCCCTTTTCAGATATGTGAAAATTGTTAAAATCAAGATGAACATAATTTTGCTGTAGCGACCCGTTCTGCATTCTAATTGGATTAAGTGCGCCGTTAACATCCTGTCCAAGATGCCTGTATTTCACGCACTTAAGTTTATGCGACCCAAAGTTAGGCTCTTCCTCCATTTCGTCTTCGGTTTTTTTACGAAGGATAAAGGCGTGAGATGCAAACTGAACGATTCTGTCTGACAATGAAAAAATAGATTCGTCATCCACCACGTTCTCTGCTCGGCGATTATTTACAATTCCTTGCCTATTGCTTTGGACGCTTGTAATCATTGACACCATAGGCTCCCCGTCGAACTTAATATCTCTGTGAATACAATCTTTAAACCTTTGAACCATACTTCCTACGAGCTCCCATTCGGATCTGTTCTTATCATTTGTTTCTGAGGTCGTTTTGATATAATCAAAAGAAAAAATCATCTCCTTTCCTCTTCCTACTTCTGAGAAATAAAATCTTTTCAATAAACTAATCATATCTCCAGAGCTCATACCTGCAACGTTGTAGTAAAAGAATTTCATATTTTTAATTTTTTCCCAAACCGATCGAACTCTATTAACAATGTCATCTCCAGCTTGACGCCATAACCCTGTCTCGAGAAGATGTACTGGAATTTTAGATAAGGCGGCACACTGCCTAACTATTAACTCTTCTTTGCTCATTTCTCCATTATCAAAGTGTAAAACTGGAACTCCGTATTCAGCGCTAATTTTTGTTGAAAAATCCATGCAGAACTGAGTTTTTCCTACTCCAGCTCGCGCACAAATAACAGTGATGTTTCCAGGCCTTAACAAAGAGCCGTATAATTCGTTAACTCGTTTATGAGGACCCATCATGCCGAATTCTGTTATTGGGTTTTTACCTCTAAACTCAACCCACTCCTTCATTTCGTCAAAGATGTTTTCTGGCTTTCTGTCTCCAACATCATACAAGTTTACTTGGCCGTTGTAAAGCTTGTCTGCTTTAGCTATAATGTCATCAAAGGATTCAGAAGAATCTAGTTTGTGCATTGCTTTTGAGATATTTTCTCCACAGGCAGAAAGCTCTCTCCTTATGCTTAATTTTTTTAATTCCTTGGCGACATTTAAAATAAAGTTTTCGCTAATTTTAATTAGCCCTAGCGAATTAATGTAATCCCCAACGCTAATATTATCCTCAAAAGAGATACCTAACGATAAAACCCTATGAGAGATAGTTGCTTCGTTTACAGCTTCGCTATTTTCTATCGCTTGCGTAAGCGTATTAAAAATAGTCTTATGAACAACAGACTCTTCTGAGTAAAAATCATCAGAAGTCGTTAGGGTCGAAATATCTGAATATTTGTGAGGATACTTAATTAAACCAGCAAGTAGCTGCTTTTCTAGCTCTAGCGAAAAAATCATGAAGAAGATTATACCTTAAATCTATACATTAGTCAAGGATTAATCTTCGTTTTCTGAATTGAGGTTTTGGGCGTCTTCTGATCTTTCCATTTCTGTTAAGTATCTCTCTAGTGCTTTACGTAGCCCCATTTCTATTATTTGAGTTTCTGCTCGAGCGTATACCATTGGCCTTCCGTCGTGCGAGACATAAGATAGGATAAAGCCCTTGTTTTGTTCATTTCCGCTCCCTGTTAGTTCGAACATTTTATTCAAAAAAGATTCTGGCAATTGAAACAATGGGAGATTGTCTGGATCAATATCTTGTGTATTCATACTAGTATTTTACACTATTTACAGCGACACGTCAAACTTTTTAAATAATGATAAGTTTATAATGTCCTTGTCATAGATTTCTATTAATTGAATTTCGTTTAATTCGCAAAATTTAAGCTTCATTTCATCTCTTTTTAACTGTTCTAGGTAGTTATTTTTGTGTCCGCCGTGAAAGAAGCTATTGTACTTCGTGTGCTGCGATCCTTGGACCTCAACTGCTATTTTTTTATTAGCATTGTAAAAATCGATACTCAATCTAGTTCCCGCTACTGGAAACTCTTCAAAAACAACATGGCTTTGCCAGTATTTTTTTAAAAATTTTTTAACCTCTCTTTGCCTCTTACTTTTGCTTGGAGCGCTCCAGTCTATAATTCTTTTTTTAACGTTTTTTATGCGTTTTACGCCTCCATGTATAGTTTTAAACTCCACTTTTTAGTATATTTTCTTTGAATTCGGCGATTAATTTTTCTGAGAGTTTTTTATTTTCTTCTAATAATGCAAGAAGTTTTGGTTCTCCTTGTATCTTTTCTGGCAAGCCTATACTTTTATATTTTTCGTATATGTCTTCTGGGAATTTAATCCATGCGCCGCTTTTTTCGTAGTACCCCCAAAGTTTCATCATATCAATAAGCTCTCTTTCTACCCATATTGAGTTACCGTCAGTTCTTCCATACTTAACTGGATATCTAACTTTTGCGCCTGTTTTTTCGTTTACAGTTTTCTTGAAGGCTATCTTGCACATATGTCCCGTTGGGTTGCCTTTTTTTTCTGCCGTTTCAGCATTGGGGTTTTGCCAGAATATGTCTGCGTTATATCTCTCTTCAAATTCTAGTATATTGTTTGCGTAATGCTTCACTGCATATCCTCCTGCTTGCTTTGGTCTTGCTCCAGCCCTGCTATACCCCGTGGGTATTTCAATGCGTACTTGGCTTGTTATGATTGCGATGTGCCCGTTCATTGCGATAGGAAGAGATTGTTTTTTAAGAAAAACAGAGGCAATCAAACTTCCTCCCGCGACTTGATCTGCATCCCCAAACGCTTTGTCGTAATCAGATTGGCGGCACATTCCGTCCATACTGTCTATGATGAACATATACTTGCGTTTTTCCTGGTTGTTTTGTACGAGATCGCGAATAAGGTCGAAGACTTTTTCAAAAATATTACATGCAATAACGCACCACTTTCTTTCGTCCGTATCTACGCCAGTCCTTTTAATCATGTCTTTTGATAGTCTTCCTTCTGCCTTGAAATAAATGACCTTTCCTTTGTCTCCAAAGTGTTTTTGAAAATGTCTTGCAAAGGCTAGCGCGCAGCTGGTTTTACCTCCTTCGTTTACGCCAGTAAGCCTATGGATTCCGCAGCCTAGGCCTCCATCCATAGCTAAATCTAAGTTAAGACTGCCAGAAGAAATTTTATAATCTTCTTCTTTTAGGTGGTTATAGTGATACCTTTTGTTGTTCTTGTCGTTTAAGAAGCTTGTAATTTGTTCTTCTGCCGTTAGTGTTTCTTTACTCATTAAAATAATCCCTTATTGATCTTTTCTTTTTTTCTATATCTAAGTCTTCCCCGAATTTTTTGTCATGTATTTTTGGCATTTTAATAATTCGCGGCTTGTAGTGAAATTCGCTATATTTTCTTTTTACAAATATTTTTCCAACATCTCCTAATGCTGTCGCTAGGCTTTTAAACTTTTTGCCAAATTCTACTTTCTGCCAAAATTCCTTGTTGGGAAATTCGTTTAGCACAGACTTGAGTATTTTCATTTCCCTTCCCCAAAAAGCCCTGAGCTCTGAAGCTGGCGAATTTGGATGGGGGCATTCAACTAATTTTTCAATTAATTGCTGTTCAAATGTTTTTCTTTTACCTCTTGGCATGTTCTAATTCGAGATCGCATTGTACCATACGCTGTACTAATTTGTCAAATGAAATTTCTGGCTTCCACTCTAGTTCCTCTCGTGCTGGGTTTGAGTCTCCGTATAATAGCTCAACTTCTGCTGGGCGATAAAAGTCTTTATTGACCTCAACTAATGGAACATGGTTGCCTTCGTGTAGAAACTTTTCATCTAGTCCTTCTCCTTCCCAAAAGCCAGAAACATACGAATACGCGAAAGCTTTTTCAACAAACTCTTTGATGCTGTGAGTTTCGTTGCTGGATAAAACATATTCCTTAGGTTTTTCTTGGTTTAGCATAAGCCATATTGCTTTTACAAAATCCTCTGAATCTGACCAATCCCTCTTAGAGTGGACATTGCCTAGTTGTAGCGGTTTAAATTCTTCGTTGTTGGCTATTGCCGTGGCAATTCTTGCAACGCCCTTGGTGATTTTTCGTGTTACGAACTCTTCTCCGCGACGAACCCCTTCATGATTAAATAATATACTATGCACCGCGAACATATTGTACGATTCTCTGTAAACTTTAACAAGGTGTCGTGCAGCCGCTTTAGACGCTCCGTAAGGGCTTCTAGGCTTTATTGGATGGTTAATGTCCTGAGGAGAGTAATCTACATCTCCGAGCTCTTCAGAGCTTCCAGCGCTATAAAATCGACAGTCAGGTTTAAATTTCCTTATAGCCTCGAGGGACCTGATTACTCCGAGCGTATTAACGTCAAATACTTGAAGTGGCATATCCCAGCTACAGCCAACAAATGAGTTCGCACCAAAATTAATAAAATAATCTGGCTTAGTTTTTTCGACTAACTTGTCTATTGATACTTCGTCTGTTAGGTCTCCACAAACAAGGTGAAACCTCGAGTGCTCTTTGAAGGATTCAATGTTTCCGAAATTTGCGTTAGATGTTCTACGCATCATTCCGTAAACTTCTAAATTGGGTTCCTTTAGCAAATATTCGGCCATATTTGCGCCGTCTTGTCCTAATATTCCTGTTATTAATACTTTTTTTAATTCCATAATGCTTCACTGGTTGTTGGGAAATTCTGCTTAAAAATGTTTTTACATTCTTCTGCGATTTCGCGGTGTTCTTTTTGTGTGTTTTGTCTTGTTCTTAAATCGATATAATGAACCCAACTGCGGACACTTCCTTTCATGTACATTGTGGTTTCAGTTGTTAAAGGCAGTATCATTCTGGCAGATTCTTTTGCTACTCCCTCGCGAATCAAGTTTTTGTACAAAGATAAGCTTTTAGCTAGGTGTTCTCTGACTTTCGCATGAAGCTGGGAGCCTTCAAATACTTCAGAGCTGCTTTGACGGTTCTTGTCTGCCTGTTTTCTAAGCTCTAGTTTTTCCAAAGATTGAGCTTCTGAATATCTTTGACTAAACTCTTGAAAAGAGAAACTGCGATGCCTTAGTATTTGAGCGGCAATTGCCCTGCTCGTTTTAATTTCCACGGTCATATCCACCATTTCAAATGGAGACCAATGGCCATGTTTTATTAAAAATTTTAATAATCTTGGGGCAGTTTCAGTGTTTTTCTGGTTTTCTGGATTGCTTACTCGGGCGCAATATGCAATGATGTCCTCCGCGTTGTCGAGGTTAGAAAAAGGCTGGGTAATTGATACTAAACTAACGTTCATACGCTAGTGATTATACCAACTACCCAGCCGATAGTCAATTGTTTTTTTCGCCCTACTTGTTGCTTATTTTTTTAAGCTCACCGTGTATTTCAAAAACAACAAGCATTAGCTCTGCGTAAATGCGAACTACTATTGGGCCTAATACTGTTAGAGCAATACCTGATACGGGGTCTGCCGTAAATGTAGTAAACAAGCCCACTATAACCGCAATTACCGCTCCTATATAGCTAAGTATCTTTAAGATACCTGGCGTGATCATATATTCATAATTTAAAAATGCTTTCATATGTCTGTGATTATAGCAGCTAGCTAAGTGGTTGTCAATTGCTTTTTGTGTTATCTTATTATGATATCGCCATTCGGGCGCTTTATTATTACTGTGCCGACCTTGCTTCTTGGTATTCTAAGTTCCCAATTTGTCTCTGGTCTAGACTTAGTGGCTCTGTCGGCTATCCTTGATGGGATATAATAAGGCCTGTGGTATTGTATAATAAGATTCTCACCCTTTCAGTCGCCTGGGTCGTTGCCATCGATAACCTTATCGCGGTTATTCTTGAATTCCTTGCGGATTTCTTTGATGCGCTTGCCAACCTCTTCGCGGTGGGCTTTCATCTTCTCATGCCACTCTTTTCTCCCAGCGGCCATTTTCTCCCTAAGAGCCTTCTTCTCGTCGTCTGTGGCATCTTTCCACGCTTTCCTATCAAAACCCTTGTGGCCCTTCTTAGCGGCCGCAGCAAAAGCCTCTTTTAGCTCTTTGATCTTGGCGTCGTCTCTTACGAGCTTGCCAAATCCACTGTTTTTCTTGTGGTCGCCCTTCTTGCTATCGCGAACTTTATGGCCGCGCTTCTTCGCATCTCCGCGACGCTTACCGCGCTTTTCAAAAGCAGCCTTGAGACGCTCCTTGACCTTTGTGGGATCCCACTTCTTGTGACCTCTCTCGGGCTTTTCTTTTTTGGGTTTTTCCTTGTCAGGCTTGGGGGCGGGCTGTGCCTGCACAGTCGCTAACGTTGACGCTATGATAGCAGTCAACCCGATTTTAATGATTCTGTTAATAAACATAATGATAATTACACTGCAAGAATCGTGCCAAGTACAGATCTTCAAATTTAAAGGGGTTTTCTTTTTTTTATTTTTATTAAAAAGAAAAATGGTAAGTATTTACAAAAGCAATTGGGTACATCTGCCCTTTATCTAAAAAGCCCCCGAAATTATCGGAGATTCTTTTATTGTTTCGAACGGTGAGATTTTAGACGTCTGTCGCGTTTGACCAATTGACATTAACGTTGTCGGCGCCGTAAACTCCAAGCGGCGGTTGGTCGCTTGTCCATTCGGTTTTAGCTTTGAGCCAAGCGTATAATGCTGGCCGTAAGTCTCCGCTTGTATTTTGAAGTATATCTGAAGCAATAGAAGTTCCGCTAGGAACCGCGGAACCAACTGGGTAAAACAGAAAAGATTTTGCCGAAGAGCCTTTTGCTCTGTAGTGGGGGTCTTTAAATCCCTGCAAATTAAACCTAACGTCTGGTACGGTAGCTCCGTTGGCGCCTGTGCCGTTAAAAGTGCATTGCACGTCGGTTATTCGCCAATAAGCCATCTCTAGGCCTGCCTCTCCTGTTAATGTCAACTGTAGTGCCATATTTTATATTACACTTAAAATACGAGAAAATCAATTAATTTCACAATTTCCTCCAGCACAAGCTAGTACTTGCTGAAAATTTGTCTCATCCGTAGTTTCTTCCAAGACCGTGTAGTCTACTGGGGATAGGGATTTTGATAACCTATCGAATAATTTCTCGTCTTTTTCTGTGACCATGTCTTCCATTGGGGCTTGCTCGAAGTCTTTGTCTCCAGTTGACGCTAATAGAGAAACCGCAGCAAAATAATCTCTATTTTCATAAAGATATGTAGCCACCTTGTCCCATTGGCTTTCTTCTATTAAAACTGTACAACTAACTGAGTGGGTCGTTTTCTTCTTGTTGTACTTGGTTGTTCCTGGTAAGACCCAGTTTTGTTGTGTTGTTTTTATGTATTCCAAGTGTTTAAAGGCGTCCAAGTCTTTTTTAGTTAATGCTCCGTTTGTAATTTCAATTGGAAAAGTAACAACATCATCGGTTTTATTTGCGCTCCAAACGCTTTCTTCGCAGTGCTTATCGTTAAACAAGCGAAAATATTGATAGACATTGTCAATTTTATTACATTGAATTCTGCGCAAGTATTTGCGGCTATGGTGTGGGTGGATTCCAGAGGCGGAGCCCAATACGAGGCTAGATGTTCCCTCTGGTTTAATGCAAGTCACTCTAGCTGCAGGGTTTATGCCTAATTTCTTCGCCCAATCTTGGTTTGTCTCTACAGCAATTTGCGCGCATTCTTTTTGGTTTTTTGCGTTTAATAAAATTTTAGGATTATCCATGATACCCGTTATCGAAACTCCAAGCAAAGCTTCTTCTTCTGTGAGCTCTCTGCTTGTATTGCTGAGATAGTGAAAGTTTGTATACCCAGCCTGAAGTGTCCCAATTATAGAAGCAGCTTTTGCTGCATCTCTGAACTCTTTAATTGAGTGAATTTTAGCTCCATTGATGGATGTTAGGTTGCAAAACTGCACCCCGCATCTTCCGTCTTTAGTTACAGGGACAAAGCCTATCTCCCTGCACGGATTTGAAAGCATGTCTTCGTGGTCTGCGAAAATAAAACCTGGTTCACCGAATTCACGAGCACTTTGAAGGACTTTTTTAAAATCTGTTTCTGTTATTTTTTTGCGCAAAAATAAAACAGAGTTGTTGCTTCTAGCTCTTTGTGGATTTTCTGAAATCCAGTCGCCAGTCTTAGCATTCATCATTTCATCGTCGTCATGATCGAATACTACGGAGGTCGCGGCCCTGCGAATTCCGCCGCTGAGCACTGCGTCTGAACAGTGCATTAATATATCGTACGCATCAATTGGCTTTATTCTTGTTTTCTCGTTTTTTTCAATAACGTTATCAAAAAGTTTTTTAATTTTAATGTGAGCGTTTTTGAGACCGCTGTATCCTGGAGCTTTTCCTCCTCCAGTTTTTAGTTTAGCTCCCTTGCGGCGGATTTTACTATAATCGAATACTATTTTTCTGCCGCTGTAGGCGGTATTCTTGAAGTAAGAGTTTAATTGCGCTTCTAATGAGTCCGCCCATCCTTCTATGCTATCTTCTACTGCGTAAGTTAAAACCGTTCCAGTCTTGCTGTCTGCATTAACCAAATCTGGAAGCCTGTTGAGGTATTTTTTAGTAAGCCCGAAGTCAACTCCGCAACCGCAAAGTAATAGATAAAAGCATTCCGCGAAAGATCTAATAGAGTCAATGTGCCTACACGAGCAATTAAACATGCGAGCATTGTGAGAGGTCACTGCTGGACCACCAAATTGCATTGAGCGCATTGAAGGGACCGCCCTCTTGTCTCTGACTAAATCAAATGCCCATTTAATTTCTTGTTTGTCTTCTTCGCTTAGAAAATCGTACTTCTCCACGTGCATCTCTTCAACCCTGGTAATTGCCTCTTTCCAGCTTTCCCTGCGCTTGTATTTTTCGCTGTAGCGTGCGTACTTGCTTGTGAATGTAAAATTTGCGATTTCATTAAGGCCGTTAGCGAGAGATGTTTTGGTTTCCATTTATTTAAAAATTGTTTATTCTGATCTTAGTGAAACAGAGGTAACTTATGTTACAGCAAAACTTGAGCAAAGTCAAAAAGAAAATACGATTCTGGAAATATATATTTTAATATATTTTTTTAAAGATATTAACCTTGTGCTGTTGTCCAACCTTTATCGTGAAAGAAGTATTCATTTAGGTTAAAGTCGCACCCAAAAGTTATTGAATGAAGTGACTATGCTGTAGTTCATTCTCCAGAACTGCCAAAACCGTCATCCCCCCTGGCCGTTCCGTTGAGTTCGTCAACTTCTCGCCAATCCACTTCGTGGCATTTTTCTATAATCAATTGGGCTATTCGATCTCCCTTTCTAAACGAGAAGTTTTTATCTCCAAAATTTATTAGTATCACTCCTATTTCTCCTCTATAGCCTGCGTCGATTACTCCAGCTAATACATCTATTCCGTCTCTAAGGGCTAGCCCTGAGCGAGGAGCCACTCTTCCATAATAGCCTCGGGGGATGCTTATGCTAATCCCCGTGGGGACAAGTTGCCTTTCTCCAGGCTTGATAACGTCGTGGCCTATTGCATATAGGTCATACCCTGCGTCTCCAGCGCTGTTTCTTGCGGGTATATGAGAATCGTCGTGAAGTTTTTTGATTTGTACTTGTGTCATGGCGATATTATATTACACTTAATGAGGAATAATAGCTCAGTAACGCTGAAGTGTCAAGGTTATTCACTTACGGCAGACCTTGAGTGCTCCCAATCTTTTTCATCTCTTACTAAAAGGTTTCTTTTCCAAGTTGCTTTTAATAATACGGGATCAATTCCGCACTTCTCAAAACTTTTAATTAGGGCGTTGATATCTTTTGGGAAACAGGTTCCTCCAAAACCAGGGTTTCCGTCAAACCCAGGTACTTGGTAGTGGCTTATCCCTATTCTTCCGTCAGACATAACCCCTTCGATAATCTTTTCCCAATCTAGATTTTGTGCACGAGCAAAAATAGCCATCTCGTTAAAGTATGAAACTTTTGTAGCAAAAAAACAATTGGCAAAATACTTCACAAATTCTGATTCGTCGCTAGTCATCGTTTGGCACGGAACTCCAGGGAATCTTTCTTCATAAATTTGTTTTAATTTGCCTGCCCCGTTCTCTGGGTCGCCACCTATAATGTGTCTGGACGGGCATATAAAGTCGGTTGCCGCGGTTCTTGCAGTCAAAAATTCTGGCGAATGAATTATTTTTATTTTTGGATATTTTTCGTTTAGTTTTTTTGTGGTACCAACGGGAACTGTTGACTTGATAACAAAAACACATGAAGTGGAATTTTTGTTAACTTTCTCAAAAACAGATTCTATATATGAGAGATCGCATTCACCTGTTTCCTTGTGCATTGGTGTCGGCACAGATAAAAAGACTAAGTCACATTTAACGACCTCGTCGAATGTATGCGTAGCTTTCTTAGGGTCAATGTCATGAACCTTTAAATTGTAATAATGATTTAAGCCTTGGAATATTGCATTTCCTACGAATCCTTTACCTATAATTCCTAAATTCATTTTCATGACGTAATATTATTATTATAATGGCTGCAAGGTAATTAATCCATCGTCATGAATAAAAGTTTCCGATTTATCTAGGTCTGAGTATTTAATATTAAATATTTTTATATTTTTATTTAAATAATGAATTAAACCTTGGAAGCTACTACAGATTTCAGTGCCGTATCTAAGGGTAGACCTGGGAAAAGCTTGGCTGATAACGACTTTCCCGCGAGAAGTAAGAAGAGGCTCGCAATTCTTAAATGATCGGGGGAGTTCTTTTAATATGTACCATAGTAATTGATTTAAAATTACGACATCATATCGTGTTGCGCATGGCCCTTCTAAAAATCTGATATCTCCATGAAGAAATTTTAACTGCGGAAAACGTTTGGACGCTTTTGTAATAGCAACATCGCTAATATCCATTCCAGTTACCTCAGCATTAGGAAGGGAATCTTGAAGGATTTTGGTAGTATACCCTAAGCCACAGCCAATTTCAAGTATAGAGTAAGGGGCGAGGGTTTTTAATTGGTCAATTAATCTCTGGCGACTGTGACTATGGTAATAGCTGATTTCTCCGCTGGTGGTTGCCGATTGATCCCATGGATCGGGGTCGTTTGTATAGAGTCCATTGAAATCGCCTATAAATTCTAGTTTGCCATTAATTTCTTTAAAAACAAAATCGCCGCGTAGGTGTGAAGGTTTTAGTATTTTTGCCATGGTTTGCTTTGTTATTTAGATCGATGAAATTTTTTCAGCTAAGAGTTCAATAGAGTTAACGCCTGGGTCAGTGCAAAATTTTTCTCGATGTTTATCGTAGAGGTTTTCATTGTCGATTCTATAATTTTTATTTGTAAAAAAGTCAGTTATTTCATTTTGTGGGCATTCGTGACCCACCCACGAGTAATGAGTTTGTCCGTTAATGACCCACTCTGGGTCCCAGTTTGAAGCCGCTCCAGTACCTATGTGGACAAACGGCTTATTAAAAAAACCAAATTCTATTCCAACTGCTGAGGTGTGAGCTACTCCGCAATCGCAATATTTATAAGCCCAATGACTATCTAAAGGGTCTAAGATGGGGGCGGTTGTTTGTGCTAATTCGTAAGACCATCTATTTTGTATTGCTTCGGCTTTATGTCTTTTATATTCATTTGGATGTAGTTTGATCACCGTATTTCCTAGATCACAAACCTCTTTATATATATTTAGTAGTTCCTGTCTGGTTGCTCCATATCTCGGATCTAGGTCAGCACCCCCAGAAACTAAAAGCATATCTGGCAACCAAATAAATATATCTTTATTTGGGTTAAGATCATACTTTTCACAAAACTGTTCCTTGTTTAATGTATTCGGTAGGCATTTCTCGCAAAGGTCATGTAGCCAGGGATTTATTTGAATTTTTTTGACATTTTTAAATTCAGGTTTATGGTGGTCTACGAATAATTGATGTACTGGGCCTAATGTAGCAAGATAATCTGGGTTGCACTTAACCCAAACTTCTCCAAAAACTCCATGCGGCAGCTGTATCGTTACGGCTTTTAAGCTTGAACTTATCCTCGCTTGCCAAGCGTATTCCCATTTTGCGCCACCAAAAACTAAAATTTTTGGATTATAGTTAAAAAGGATTTCTGTAGTTTTTTTTATATCCGCAATAACTACGTCATTGCAAAATTCCTCAAATAATTCAAAATATTCGTTAGAAATTCCGTAATTACTATTCCCGAAGATTAGCAAAGTATTCGCTCGTTTGTTTAGTTCTTCTTTTAACGTAAGATATTTATGCACAGACGAAGAATGAACCCAGCCAAAATATAAGATTATATCATAAGAGTCTTTCATGGTTGAGGAAAACATCTATGGTATTGGGAGGGGATTACTTTATTATTGTATTTATAAAGCCATCTTGGGTCTTGTATAAATTTACGAGCAACCGCAACAAAGTCCGCAAAGCCTTCTTTAATTATTTTGTTAATTTGGTCTGCTGAGGTTATCTCGCCCGCGGTCCTTGTTAATATTCCAGTGCGACTTTTAACCTCCTTGCTTAAGTGGGTTTGATATCCAGGCTTGAAGGCTAAATTCGTTACAGGTAAAATTCCGCCGCTAGAAACACATACATAGTCAAATCCTATGTCTTTAAGTTTGTTTGTCAAAAATACACAATCGTCTATCGTTAGTCCTCCCTCTAGCCAATCACAGCCTGTTACTCTTGCTCCAAGAATTTTATTACTTGGCCAAGTTTCTCTCACCTTCTTGGAAATCTCTAAAAGAAATCTACATCTATTTTTTAATGAGCCTCCGTATTCGTCTTTCCTTTTGTTTGAAATGGGGGAAAAAAATTGATGCAATAAGTATCCATGGGCCATGTGCACCTCTAGCGCGTCGAAGCCGATATTTTTCGATGCCTTAGCTGAGTTTTCAAAGTCATAAATTATTTGTTGCATCTCGGCCAATGATAGTTTTTTGGGTTCGGGCCACCCCAGGTCTCTGGCAATATTGCTTGCGGAGACAGTTGGCCAAGCGCCGTCTGCTTTAGTAAGCGCTACGTTAGGCTTAATCCAGGGAACGTATGACGAGCCTTTTCGGCCTGCGTGAGATATCTGAATCCCGATAGGGGTATCATTTATGTTTCTTAAAAAACCAAAGAGTTTTTGAATTGATTTAAAATTATTGTCCGAGCTTAGTGATAGATCGCCGCTCGTAATTCTCCCGTCGAGGCTAACGCTGGTAGACTCAAGCATAACCATGCCCGCGCCAGATGTTAAGAGTTGAGATAGATGACCGTAGTGCCAGTCCGTGGGACAGCCATCGACTGCTGAGTATTGACACATGGGCGCAGCAGTTACTCTGTTTGGCAAAATAACGTCATTGATTTTGAGTTCCTCAAAAATCATGAAGACACAAGAAATTCGTTATGCGGATGGAAAATTGCATCACGATAGCTCCAATATGTTTCTATAAAATACATTCCAAGGCCCCTTCCTAGTTTTGGGAGATGGGGTATTCCGTCGCTGTCTGTCATTGAATCAAAAGGAGTGGCAATCCTTAGCCATTCGCCATTTGGTTGTTCGTCGTATAAGAATCTTGTTAGTATTGCAATGTCAGGAGAGACAGTGTTAAAGCCCTTGGCGAAAAGCTCTTGATATATATCTTTTAATTTGCACGCGCTATCAAACCCAAGATCTGAAACTTTGACCCTAAAGAGGTCCACGGGGTAGTTGTGGCTTTTAACTTCTAGCCTATTGCCTACATCTGTAATCCATTCGCTTACTTTATAGCCGTCCTCTTTAAGTTTGCTTATGCATTCGCTTACAGAATTATAATCAAACTTTTGTACTGTTTTCCATGGTGTATTCATATGTTATAAAAATTCAATATTGTTTTTAGCCTTTGACTGCGAGATATACTGCGTCAATTATTTTATCAACGGTTTTAGTTGTGTGACTCATAGATAATTGAATTATTCTATTTGTGTTTACAAGTACCCCATTAAGCCTTAGTCGATCATAAAAATATTCTTGATTTTGTTGTTCCAGTTTATCTTTATCTTTTTTATTCTTTATAAATTTTTCAGTAAATACAATTTTATTTACTGGTCCACAGCCCATAGCTTGCATTGGTATTTTTTGATCTTGAAATATTGAATTTAATTTATTCCTAAAAACTTCCCCAAGAGAATCTAAATATTTGTATTGAATGTATTTTTTATTGATAATTGTATCAAGTATTAATTTAGCGGCATACATTGTCAAAGGGTTTCCAGAAAATGTGCCCCCATAAAAAACATCTTTAGTTTCCATAATTTTTGTTTTGCCGCCGACCGCTCCTATTGGAAATCCTCCTCCTAAAATTTTTCCATAAGTTACGATATCAGGTTTAATGTTAAAAAGGCCAGCTCCGCCGCGGGCCGACAGCCTAAATCCAGTCATAACTTCGTCGAGTATCAGAAGAACTCCTTTGTCTGAGCACTGCTTTTGTAGTTTTTGTAAAAATGGGCCAACGTCAGATCTTGGGTTTGAGCCTTGAACGGGCTCTATGATTATTGCCGCCAAGTCTGGGGTAATTTCATTGAAACAGTCCTCATCGTTATATGGCAAAACTTTAATTAGTTCGCTTGTTGTGGGTGGTACTCCCTTGCTGTTTATCAAGCCGTCTATCCCTCCGTGCCAGCCGCCGTGAAACATGGCTATTTTACTTTTTCCCGTATATGCTCTCGCTAGCCTTATGGCCCTTATGTTCGCTTCTGTTCCTGTGTTGCAAAAAATATATTCACTATGTAAATCAGGATTAATATGTTTTTTAAGACATAAATTAACATCTCTAGTGTGAGCATTGGGAACTGTGTATACCGTTCCGTTTTTTATTTGTTTTCCAATTTTTCTTATTAGGCGGTTATTGTGTCCGATAATCTGTGCGCCACATGCCATAGTTGTGTCAATAAAGACGTTGCCATCTACATCCTCAATGTTGCAACCATATGCTTTTTTAATTACCATTTTTCTGCGTGAAACTTTCCTAAAACAACTCCATTTGCACTGCAATTATTACATGGAGATTCGGATCTATCTCCATTTTTAAGCTTTTTTCTAAAATGAGTTAATCTTTGGTTCTTCCATAATTCAAGAAGCGGCAGGTCGTTTACATTTCCGAAAGTCTCAGTCTTGTTGTACATATCGTGGCAGCACAGTAATATCTCGCCATCCCAATCTATAAAAATGGTATAATGGGGATAATAGCATGCGCCTCGTTTAGGGGTAGGAAAATTGCTTCCTAGTGAGCCCGCTCTATTCGTATACATTAATCCGTAGTCGTCTTCCTCGTCATACCACCTATCTCTTAGTGTATATAAATCGCGACGAATTCCTGAATCTTTAAATAAGTTAGTAAAATGATCTATTTGCTCGGGGCCGTCATACATGCTGATCACTAACTGCGTAAGGCCCACTCTATATAAATCTTCTATAAGTTCTGGTTTTAGTTTGTCTCCGTTTGTGGTTATCTCTATCTGTATATTTCTATCACCAAAAGGTTTTACTATATCGGCGATATGTTTAGTCAATAAAGGCTCTCCCGTTCCACTGATGTTGACAATCCCCTTGAATTTTAGATTATCGAGTTGGGTCGCAATAATTTCCGCCAAGCTAACTTCCATGTGAACGTTTGTATTCGGGTAGCCTTCGTTTCTTGGGCAAAATACACACGACCTGTTGCACAGTTCGTTTATGTTTAATTCAACCCAGCTAAATAAAGGAGTGCCATTGACAATGACCACCTCGTTAATTCGGCCTTGTTTTCTTTTGACATTGTCTTCTATGGCTTTAGTGACGGTTTTTTCAGTAAATTCTTTTGGGAGCCAGTAGTCCTTTTTATTTCTATCGTTGTCCATTTTCTTTGGTGTTTAACCAATCTTTAATGTCTACCTTAGGCGTCCAGTCCAGCAACTCTTTTGCGAGCGTATTGTCCGCAAGAGTTTCTCTTGGTTCAGGCCTTTCGCCGATGTTTTCTGTTTCGCCTCCGATTATCTCTGCGATTTCATTGACCGAATAGTTACCTCCTTTGCCTATGTTAATCACTTCTCCAGCTCCAACTTTTTCACTTTGTGAAGCTAGGATATTTGCTCGAACAACGTCTCCGACATAGGTAAAGTCTCTTCTTTGTTCTCCGTCATTTGTGATTGTGAGCCTAGTCCTGTCCTGTCTTTGTTTCAAAAAAAGCCCAACCACAGTAGAATAAGCTCCGCCCACAACTTGCCCTTCCCCGTAAACATTAAAATATCTAAGACTAACTGTTTCTAATCCATAACATTTAGAAAAAACAAAACAATATTGTTCCCCTATAAGTTTTTGTAGTCCATAGGGGCTTATTGGGGCTGTGGGCATTGATTCTACTTGAGGCGTTTCCGTCTGATCTCCGTACGCTGAAGATGATGCGCTGTAAACTACCCTGCGGACTTCGCTGTCTCTTGCCGACATGAGGACATTGAAGGTTCCGTCCACGTTTGTTTTATGGTATCTTTGGGGGTCTTGGATAGACGGCTGTACTCTCGCTAAAGCTGCGCAATGGAAAACCGTATCGACTCCTTCCATTTTTTCACAAAGAATAAGGCGGTTGCGTCGCTTGCTAATGTCCAGGTTTACAGCCTCGGCTTTTGGGTTTAATTTTCCTTTCCCAGAAGAAAAGTTATCAACCACTATTACCTCGTTTTTTTGCTCTAGAAGAGCGTCTACTAGGGCACTTCCGATAAAGCCTGCGCCGCCTGTTACTAGATATTTTTTCATTTTAAAATCAAATAATTATATGGATTCTCTGGTTTATTTCAAGAAGGGCTTAGGTTTTTAAGCTTAGCTCGCATGATCTTTAAATCGTCTTCGTCGTCAATGTCTAGAGCATATTCGGCCTCAACTATTTGGGCTAATATTTTATCTCCAGTCATGCTTGTTTTTTTGAAAATAGTCTCTGTCCTGACTATGTCTACCGTTCCTGTTTGTAGATAAGCCTTAGGCAATGACTGCCTTGGCGCATTAAATGGCTCTTTAATTCCTGGCAAGTTTACAACGGGGCTTAGTTGCTTCTCGTTTTTAATGTTCCACATTTTATAAGGTGTAACTGCTCCAGTGCATTCTGTTACGCATCTTAAGCTATCTGCATTTGAATGCCTTAACAACAGCTTAATGCATTTATCAATAATGCCTGGTGGGCGATGTGGAGAGGTAGGCCTAAGGTGAACGATAATCTCTGGGGCGTATTTATAAATTTTTTTAAATTCATCTAGGGCGTGTTTAATTGTTTCGTAATCGGTGGAGTCATCTCGCGAAACATTGGCTGGTCTGGCAAAGGGCACTGATGCGCCATATTCTTTCGCGATAGACGTTATTCTTGCGCTGTCCGTGGTTACTATAATTTCATCTACCAGTCTTGATTTTTTTGCGGATAAAATGCTGTAAGCAACTAAGGGAATTTTATTTATAGTTCTGATATTTTTATTTTTAAGCCCTTTGCTTCCTGCTCTGGCTGGTATTAAGGCTAGTACTTTAATTTTTTTCATGAAATTATAGGCCCTTCGCTAAATATCCTCCGTCGACGTATATATCTTGGCCTGTGATATAAGACGATGCTTTTGATAGTAAAAAAACCACTGCTCCAATCAGATCCTGTGGTTCGCCCCATCTTCCTAGTATGGTCCTTTTTTCTATTTTTTCTCTATTGTTTAGCCATCCTTGTTTCGTCATGTTTGTCCTGATGTATCCAGGGCCGATATTGTTGACTCTTATATTATGCCTACCTAGATCCACTGCGAGAGATTTTGTCAATTGCTTTAGCCCTCCTTTTGTGGCAACATATGCTGGATTATTAGGAAAGCCTAACTCAGAATTTAAGCTTGTTATATTAATAATTGAGCCTCCTGTGGCCTTCATGTGTTTAGCTGCTTTTTTTGATAATTGATACGGGGCCTTTAGGTTTACTTCGTATGTTTTATCCCAGTCTTCGTCTTTATAATTTAAAAGGTCATTTCCATATGTTACTCCCGCGCAATTTATTAAGCCGTTTATCTGTCCGTTTTGTTTTAGCGTTTCCGCAATAAGTCTTTCAAGGTCTTCGTTTTTTGTTATATCGTATTTAGGTAAATCACAATCTATGACTGTGGCTCCTAGTTCCTTAAGCTTGTTTGAAATTGCCGAGCCGTTCCCTCCACTAGCTCCAGTAATTATGATAACTAAACCTTCTACGCTAAACATATCAGTTTTTAACCTCTTCAACTAACTCTATTAATGTCCCGTCGAAATCCCTGCAAAAGCATACTTTCGCCTTTCCGTCTGGAGACGTCTGAGGTTCCTTGTTAAAGAGCAGTCCTTTTTCTGTTAAATCGGAATATGCTTTGTTTAAGTTGTCTACTGTTAGTGCGAAATGAGAGCAGCCAATTTTTGTGATTTCATTTGTAAGGTTTTGGGCATTCTCCTCTGGGTGAGAAAGATATTGCAGTAGCTCGATCATTCCTTCTGCTGACTTTAGTTTTATTGTTCTAACTTTTATATCAGCTATGCCCGACAAGCCGTCAATAAAAGCGCCTTCTTCAATCTTATCCCAGACCACCATGAAGCCAAAATAATCCCTATATAGTTCAAGGGATTTTTCTGCATTAGTGGTAGTAATTCCTATATGTCTTAGTTTCGTCATTCAAGGCGTAGATACTCTGTTGATTCTAGACTCATCAATAATCATGTCGTCACTTAAAGCTGTTGCATATATGATATACTCTGCGACCTTTTGTGGGTCTAAAAAAGTACTAAAATCTTGTCGAGTATCTTGCTTGCCCATTTTTGTTTGGATTGATCCTGGGGAATACATTAATACTTTGATGTCGTGTTTTTTAAGAGACTTGGCTAGTGATCTAGACATTCCGAGCAAAGCGTGCTTAGAGATAGAATATGCGCCAGCATCACCACATCCGTTATAAGAGGATGACGAGCCTATGTTCACTATAATCCCTCTTTTTTTATCTTTCATTGATCGAGCGCATCTAGAAGACAAGGCAAATGGGGCTTTAACGTTTATGTTCATGATTTTATCATAATCGCTCAAGTCTATTTCCTCTATAGTTTCTAAGATCCAGGCTCCCGCGCAGTTTATTAAGATATCGATTTTGTCAAAAAAGTCTTTCTCAACTAGAGATTTGATATCTTCGTTTGAAGTAAAATCGCAATGATAAGTTTCTTTAGAAAAATTATCGACTTCGCCGTCTTTGTGGGATCGGCTAATAATTGAAAATATATTTGCGCCTAAGTCATAAAGCTGAGAGGCAAATTCTTTTCCTAATCCTCCTGCCGCGCCAGTTATTGCTATGTTTTTATTTTTGTAAAAACCGTTTCGCATGTCTGGTTATATGTTGTCTACTTTTCTAAGCTTTTTTAGGATAGGTTTTTCGGAGTCAAGTATTGTCTTTTGGCTAACTCCTAGCATTTCTTCTATTTTTCTCATTCCGCTAACGACTCCAACAGCATTGTTGATTGAGGAGGCTTGGTCTGATCCGTAAGAAGACCTGTCTTTTGTTATGTGGAACTCGATATACTCAGCCTCTAACGCTGCGGCTGCATAAAGAGACATCGCGCTACTGCTATGGTTTGAAAAGCCAATTTTTATTCCTGGGTAAAGAGATTTTAGAGTCGTGATATACCTCAAGTTTACTTCTGCGGGAAGAGTGGGGTACGTACTTGTGCAAGCAAGAACATATTCTATATTTTTTAATAGAGAGACGCTCTTATCAATTTGCTCTGGAGTGCTCATTCCAGTAGACAGAATAACGGGCTTATTTGTTTCGTTAATCGCAGCAATAAAATCCTTGTCCGTGAGCATGGCAGAAGCTATTTTATGGCTCTTGACGTTTAAGTGCTCTTCTACTTGGTTTAAGCTGTCAATATCCCAACAAGATATCCCAAAGTCAATCCCAACGGAGTCGCAGTATTTTTCCAACTGAATATACTCCTCTATGGAAAATTCTAGCCCTTCCTTCTGCTCTCTCGTTGTTGTGCCCCACGGGGATTCTCTAGGCTTATCGAGTTCCTCTTGCGAATAAACTTCGTTTATATTTCTTTTTTGAAACTTAACCGCAGTGCATGTGGCTGTCGAGGCTAGATCAATCAACTCTTTCGCTAGGTTTATATCCCCATTATGGTTAATTCCTATCTCTGCACTGAATATTGTGCCGTTTTTCATGCTTACATTATATAAAAAATACTGTTTTAATCAAGAGGTTTAACTGCAGAGGACAGAAGCATTAATTCCCTTGACCATCTTAGCGTTTTGTTTTTTGTTCTTACTGGGACAAGCGGGGATATGGCCGCGCAAAAATAATTTAAAAACTTGTATTTCCAAACTGTTGGCAATTGTCTGAATTTTGACGTTTTTATATTTCTAAACCCAGATAAAGAGTGCATCCTTTCTAGCCGAACAAAAGTAAACGGACTAACATGCGTATAGTCGTCGTAGAAAGTTTTATGTTGCGACTCCCAGTCTGGGGTTAGGGTTATTAGCGTGCCTCCAGGCTTCAATACCCTAAAAGACTCAGAGAAGTATTTTTCTGGTTCATTTAGGTGCTCTACGAAAGACTTGCTATAAACAAAATCAAATGAATTATCTGGGTATGGCCAAGCTGACGCATCTGCGTCTAGTGTTGAAATGTCCATGTCTGGCGACAATTCTCTTGCTTTTTCTGATATGTCTAGCCCGCTAACTTCGAGGCCTAACTCTTTAAATAAGCGCAAGAATTCGCCGCGACCGACGCCAGGCTCCAGGAGTCTTCTGCCCTCTTTCATTTCATATAAGCTAAACAGATGGGAAATAAATTTTTGAGGGTAAGATGTATAGGGCTTTACTTCCTTATTATAAACAACGCTAAGATAATCACTCATATGTCACCTTTATATTATTCTTGGGTTTTTATAAAATCAACTATTTTTTGGGACGACTCATTAGGTTCAAAGAGGTATGTCTTTTTTGCTTCATTAAATTCTTCGTAAAATTGATTGCTTGTTAAGTGTTTGACTTTGTCTTTTAGTTCGTTTATGTCTGGAGGGTTGTCGTAATTTTGGCAATAATTGTATTTAAGTAGGGGCTCTGTCATATTCTTTGCGTTTATTCGAACTTTCTCGTTTATTAGTCCAATATTAATAAAAGGGATTCTTTGTAAAACGCATTCTTTTATTGACGTACTGTCTACCATAATTACCAAATCTGAAACCTCCATGAGCTCCATTGTGGTGTGCGGGAACCAAGACTCGTCATAGAAGTCGCGGTCGCCGCTACAGCTCTTTATTATTGGATGCTTTATTCTAGACTTAACTAAAACCTCAAAACCTAAGCTCCTGATTATACCGTATACGTCGTTAATCTGCCCTTCGCTTAGTCCTCTTTTTTCTTTAGTTGTCCACATTCCGCTTTGCTGTGAAACGGCTGGAAACAAAAATAAAACTTTTCTTTTGTTTGATAAGTTGTATTTATTTATGATTTTTTCTCTATCTAATTTTATGTCATACTTTGGTGATCCCAGAAAAACATTTTTGGGAGAATTGATTTTTTCCTCAGACCAAGATGTCGCTCTGATGCGCTTGTCTCCGACGAAAAGCCTACAGTGATCCAGAAACCATCGAGAAGGAAAAATAACGCGCTTGGCGTATTTTGCGTAAAAGTCGTAATTCTGAATAAAATCAAACTGAGAGGTTAGAACATAAAAGTTATTTTGCTTTTTGATTCCTAATTGTTCCACAGCTTTGGTGCATGAAGATTCTACGCATAGTATTGTTTTGTTTTTTTCTTGAAATTCGCTTGCTGTTTTTTTTTCTATACTGTATTCCTTGCAAATATTGTTTAGTTCATTTTTATGTTTGCTGGGACAATTATATTTGCCACTAAAAAAAATAAGAAAACATGAAGGAATTTTTCTTCTGTTGTATTCTTTAACTAGTGGAATAAAATAGCGTAAATGCGTCATTTCGCCTAGTATAAAATAAATTTTATTCATTGTGGGCTGTTGCTACTCCTCTCTTTTTTACTACCTCTGTCGCGCAAGAGTTTGCAAATTTTATTGCCTCGGCTATATTAGGGTTTTTCGTAAATTTAACCGCCAGAGATGCTATAAAGGTATCTCCCGCCCCGACTTGGTCAATTACTTCTATTTTTTTAACTGGGTAAATTTTGTCTTTGTGTTGGCACCCTTTGGGACCAAGCGTCATGATTAGTTTTTCATAAAAATCCTCCTCGTTAATAAAGGGTTGAGACTTTCTGTACTCGAAATTGTTAATATTAATATACTTAGCGTTCAAGCAAAAGTCGCCCAGGATTTTCTTAGTGTCTAAAAAAACTAATTTGTGATTTTGGCATATGTATTGTACGTCGATCTCGGACAAAAAGCCTTTGTTGTAATCAGAGATAATTATTGCTTCGTATTCGCTAAGCTTTTTAGGGCTTATGCTGGTTCGATCAATTCTGTTGACTGAGTTTTCGTTATGATCTACTCTTAATAAAAGATAGTTTGAGTTAACATCTACTAGTCTTTCTTTTATGATTTGCTCTAAGTTAGTGATAATGTCGCAATGAACGCCAAGGCTTTTAACGTTTGCCTGCGTATTCGCTGCCATTCCTGCGTTTTCTGATATACTGCTGGGAGACAATATAAATGCTGGCGCTTCTGGGCATTTTCTGTCTTGCACATGGCCGTAAACAAATCTGTCTGTGCAGCTTTCGCCTATTACTAGTATCTTCACGAATTTTTTATGACTTCAGAAATTAAATCGACTTCTTCTGGTTTTAGTTCTGGGTAGTTCGGCACAAAGAAGCCAGTTTGATATATTCTGTCGCTCATTTCATCTACAAATATTCCGTATTTGTTCGTCCAGAATGGGTGTCTGCCCAGGTTTCCTGCGCTAAATATTCTTGTTTCAATGCCGTTGTTTACTAAATTGTTAATAATTCTTTTCCTATGGTCTTTAGATTTCGATAAAGCGCTAAAGGAAATTGAAACTGGGTAGTTATTGTCCCATTTTTGAAAGCTGACGCAGTCTTTTAGGTTCTCTGCGTATCTTAAATGGTTTTCATTCCTTCTCTGGCATATCCAATTAGCCTTCTTTATTTGTCTTAGGCCAATAAACGCTTGAAGGTCTGTTGCTCTTAAGTTAAATCCAGGAACGAAAAATGTAAAAGCTTTGTGGAAGTCGTCAATTTTGTTTTCTTTTATAAGTTTATTGTATTTTTCTTCATCTAAATCTTTGCCCCACCCATGAGACCTTAGCATTAATAACATGTCGTAAAGTTCTTTGTCACTTGTGTTGACCATGCCCCCTTCGATTGTTGAAAGCTGATGTCCAAAGTAAAAAGAAAAAGAAGACATGTCTCCAATTGTTCCAACCTTGCTTCCGTCATTATATTTTGCACCGAGGGCGGCGCAGCCGTCTTCTAATAAAGTGAATCCATATTTCTCTTTCAGCTCAAGAAGCCTCTCTTTATAATGTGGAACTCCTAAAACTTGAACAAATATTACTGCGTCAGGCTTTGTGGTTTTGCAGACTTTCTCTAGCTTATCCAAGTCCATTCCGTAAGTATCTTTGTCAGTTCCGACCATGATAGGGGTTAGTCCTAATTGCATGGCTGGGGAAATTGTAGTGCACCAGCCTGTTGCTGGAACAGCTATTTTTTTATTATTGATTCTGCCTGCCGCCATTGCCGCATAAACCATTAATAAATTAGCCGAAGAACCAGAATTGTTAAACAAGGAATATTTTGTGCCTATAAATTTAGCCCATTCGGATTCTACTTCTAGCGTTAGGTCTGCTTTCGTTAGGCGCGGGTAAGTTTTAAGCCAATCGCATAGCGCGTCAATGTCTTGATCGTTAATCGTTTCTTTTGCTAATGGATATTTAATTTTCATTTCTGTAGTAATCTAATAATAATGCGACACTATCTTCAAATGAACGCTTTGGCTTCCATCCTGTTTTTTTCTTGAACTTATCAACCGATGGTATCTGCAGCGTAACATCTATTGGCCTGAATAAATCAGGATCAACTTCTGACGGGATGGTCACTTTAGCTTTAGATTTTAAAATATTTAAAAATTCGCCAACAGTGATAACTGTTTCTCCGCCAATGTTATACTCTTCGCCATAAGCACAGTTGTTAGAGGCTGTCCAATAAGATTCCATAGCGTCTCTAACGTCTAGCAGCGTTCTCGTTGACTCAAGGTTTCCGTGGGTTAGTGTTCTTATTTTGCCCTTCTCTACATCGGTGACTTTTTTTGCAAAAGCGCTTGAAAAGATGTCTCGTCTACGCGGGTTAATGTAAGCAAACATCCTAGTTATTACAACTTTCATGCCATACGCCAAATAATATGACTTTGCAATCTTTTCTTGAGCGAGCTTGGATATGGCATAAATGTTTACTGGGTCAATCTTGTTTTCTTCCGTTATTGGAAGATCTTCCGCTTTAACTTGTCCATAAACTTCAGATGTTCCACAAAGTTGAATAATTGGATCTAGGTTTTCAAGTCTAATTGCTTCAAATAAATTAATCGTGCAGTTTACGTTGTTATTCATTACTGCAATAGGGTTGTCAAAGCATGACCTAACGTTGGCGTGAGAGGCTAGGTGGAAAATATAATCAGGCTTTACTTTGCGCAAGGTTCTTATTACTGAGCTTAAGTCAAGTAAGTCACATTCGTGCACCGATATTTTGTTAATTATTTTTTTTAAATTGCTATTGTTAGTTGTGCTGTGCCACCTCGCGATGCCGTGTACCTCGAGACCTTGAGTTAGTAAAAAGTCCGCAAGGTAACTAGCCCCGCTTCCCGCTATTCCTGTTATTAATGCTTTTTTCATGCGTTGACCTCCCAGTCTTCATTGTATCCGTCTCCCCACTCGACTAACAAAGTGGATTTTCCATCTTTACGGTTTAAAGCCTTTAAGTATGAAGGGTAGACATCTTTTGTTTTGTCTAGTCTTATGATGTCTATTTTGTTTACCATTTTTCGAAAAGCGTCTGTATAATCTCCTACGTGCTGGTGCCCAGGGTAAAGCGGCGTTTCTGAGCCAATCGACGTTCTAATAATTGCCTTTGTTTTATACTTAGAAATTTTTGGTATGTTTTCTAAGTGATTAACAATTTGATTGGTCGCCAAAAGTAAAAAATTCCAACGAGGAAATATTGAAATAGGGATCTTGCCTGACAGTGCAATCCCGTTTGTCATTCCCATCTGCATGTCTTCACAAACGGGCATCTCTAAAAGTTTTGATTCTGGTACATCTGCCAAGGTTCCTCTGATAGCTGTTCCTTCTGAGGCGACGGCTTGACCTAAAAATAGCGTATCTGGATGCGTTGCCAACATATTCATCGCTCTCTTGAGTTCATTGAAATAGTTTTTCATTAAAAATTAACTCTAGTTCCAGCTCCAGCGTGAGGCCATTTACTTTCGTATTTGTAATGCGTTAAGTATTCGCTATCGTTGTGTTCAAAAGAAAGGGTGTTGGAGTTCCAAGCTTTTCTTGTATCCGTACAAACAGATTTGTTGTTGTCTTCTATAATGAACTTGACGGGCAGTTTGTGATTCGTTACATATTTTAAGCATTCAGAAAACGAGCCTGTTTCTGCTGTCATGTCCCCTAAGAAACAATAAACACGCGAGTCTTCATTGTCTCGTTTGAGCGCTAATCCAATACCAACTGCTATCGGTAGGTTTCCTGTTACTATTGGAGAGCTGAAAATTTTATATTCGGGAAAACATAAAAACATTGATTCTCTTTTCATGATTTTTTCTTTTAAAATTTCACGCGGAACTCCTTTTAGCAAACATTGGTAATGGCTTCTCCATGTTGCCAGTACCCAGTCGTTCTCTTTAATGTTTTGAAATTGTTCAATAATTTGCTCTTCGTTTCCATTGCTAAGATGAATTGGAGCCTTTATATTTGCAGAATTAAATTTAGCAGCTATATCTTCTTCAAAATTTATTAAATCAGTTGGCGTTAATTTGGTTAGCATTTATTTATCGTATAATTTTCTTTTTAATTTCATGCTAAGCATCTTGTCTATTTCCTTTTGGAATCCCGTGCCGAACTTCTTAGCCATTCTGGTTGCATATGGGCGGTCTGTAAAATATTTAATAAACGCTTCGTCTCTAAACTTTAAAATTTCCGTATTTGATAAGTTATCAGTGGGTAAATTAAATGTTTCGTATGCATGCTGAGAATAACCAATCCATCCTGCGTCATTGTTCTCTGGAAGGGCTTTGGGGTTTTCTTTACTAAAATCTCTATGTAGTTGAGAACCAGGATACGCCATAGCACAGTAAAAGTTCGCGTAGTCTGTTTCTAGTTCTAAAGACAAGGCCAACGTTTCCGTCATCGTTTCCATGTTATCTTTTGGTAGCCCAAAGATATAATTGCCAAGCGAAGAAATATTATGTTCACTAATTTTATTTATAATATTTCTGATATTGGTTTCTTGAAATTTACCCTTAGTGACTTCTTGTCTTATTACTTGGTTGGCTGATTCTATTCCTAGAGCCAACCAATTAACCCCAGCATTTTTGAGAACTTCTAAATGTTGCTCCCTTACCGTATCGATTCTCGCATAAGCCCAAATATTAAAGTCGTATTTTCTTTCATGTATTAATTTGCATAGTTCTACATAGTGCTGTTTTTTAAACACAAACATTTCATCTGCAATTTTTATATTTTTAATATTGTTTTCAGCAAAAAAATCGAATTTTTTAATTATGTTCTCAGGGCTCCAGTTTCTGAAAACATTATTTTTTGTATCGCCGTGATTGAATGGAGCGTTTATCATACAAAAGTTACATTTAAAGGGACATCCTAAGCTGGTATAGATAGATGCAAACGGAGCTGTTTCGTTATTGTTTGTCCAGCTGTGCCAATTAGAGGTTCTGTAGCTTTTAAGGTCCAAGTACTCAAGCGGTAGCATGTCAATCTCTTCGTCCAAGTTTGTTATGAGCGGGGCTTGAGGGGTACTCTGTATTTGGTCAGTGGTCTTATTTCGGTACCATAATCCTGGAACTTTGCTTAATTGAGAATAGTCGTCAAAGTCAGTGACCTTCAACAAACTCTCGAAAGTTCTAGGCCCTTCGCCTTGGCAGACTAGGGCATTTTCGTCGTCTTTTATTGTCTTGCGAGGTAGGGCGGATGGGTGTGGTCCAGTGTATATGCGGACTATATCGCTATCTTTAATCAAGTCCATTATCTCCATAATGCCTACCATGTTCTGAGTGGAGGCTGATGGCTGTTGCCCATACGCCACAAGGCACACCACTCTAGGGTTAAGGCTTAGTATAGTTTGCGCCGCTTCTTCACTAGATATTCTTGCCGCTTCGCAATCTAAGATTTCAGCGCCAAATCCTTTATCGGCAATATATTTGCATAGCATAGCTGCCCAAATAGGAGGCTCTATGGCCGAAAAGTCTTTACTTAGATCTTGATATACTTTTCTAGAAGCGTTTGGATGAACAAATAATATGTCTAATTTATCCATTACAGGTTGGTATAGTTTGTGTTAATATTTTTAATTGCAGAGTAAAGCGAGATTAATTCTTGTATGCCCTCGTCCAAGGAAAATTGTGGCTTCCACCCTAAGTTTTCTAATTTCTTATTGGACACAATGTAATCTCTTTTATCTGGGTCTGAAGCGAATTCAGAAGTCTTAATAACAAAATAAGGTAAAGCTTCTTTGATTTTTTCGCAGAGTTGAAGTTTTGTACAGTTTGCCGAGGATAGCCCGACGTTAAATACTTCCCCCATATATGCGCCGTGGCTTAGATAGTTTTCTATTACAAAATGCGTAAAAGCTCCAGCTACGTCTGACACATGCACAAAGTTTCTCCTGAAGTGGTGCTCGAAGAGGACTATGAATTTATCAACGCAAGCCTTATATACAAAATCGTTAACCAAAAGATCAATCCTCATTCTCGGGGAACATCCGAAAACAGTTGCCAGTCTTAGGGTCATTCCTTTTTGTGAGTCAAGCACGGTTTTTTCTGCGTCACATTTAGTTCGTCCATAGTGAGAAATAGGATTTAACGGGGTTTCCTCCGTGCAGATTTCCTCAGACTCGCCTACTCCATAACCACTATTCGTATTTGGGTAGATAATAAACTGATCCTTGCTTGCGAGTTTACAAATTTGTTTTATCTGGTCAAGGTTTACTTGAGAGGATAGTAACTTGTCCTTGTCGCACGCTGGAAAACCAACAATCGCCGCTAATGGGATTATTACGTCAACTTTATTACAACATTCCTTTAACAGCTTGGAGTCCCTGACATCTCCATAGATAAATTCAAATTTATTGCTTTTAAAGTATTTAAAAAAATGAAAAAATGACTCCTGTTTATAGATGAGGCTATCTAGTACATAAACTTTCCTGACCGAAATTAGGTCTAGTAGTTGGCTAACTAATACTGAGCCAATGTATCCCGCTCCACCTGTAACTAAAATGTCTATTTTGTTATCTAGCATCTTCAAAGACCTCCCAATTTTCAAATTCAGATTTTAGCTCCGCAGCTAGACAATCAACTTTAAGGTCTACTCTCTCTCCTAGCTCTCTTGACAGTAGGTTTTTTGCGTTGTTTCTCACGCCATTAATTGAATGGGTTAGTTTTAATAGCTTTAAATTTTGATCGTCTCCACTTCTTGCCGCGCTTTCGTTTTCCCAAATATATCGATTAGATAGCATTATGATCATTGTTGCCCAAATCAAATTAGAGTTAGACTTCATTTCTTTTTCTTCGCAAATTAAATCAATGTCATGTTTGATTAGGCTGATTTCCTCAATGTACTGCTTTTTGTTTTCGGGTATAAAAATAGATTTCAACAAGCAAATTGAAAGCCTGTCGATAAGGTCAGAGAATGTTGGAAGGAACTTTCTTGGGGGTTTTTCCATAGGTAATCTTACCTAATTATGTGTTAATTTTCAATTAAATAATCTTCTGTAGAAAGGGGCGTTTTCCAGGTTTTATTTTTAAGGGAGTCGAGAAGGTCTTGCTTGTTTTGCACTTTGTAGAGTATTGAGTTTGGGTCGTCTCTTGTAATTTCTGCTATTTTGTTTTTGGCCTTTTCTATGTGGTCGTTATACATCCATGCCCCACAAGGGATAGATGGGTATACCCTCCTGCCTTCGCAGAGGCTAAATAAAAGCGTGTTTTGTTGTACGAATCCATGATTTACATCCAGAGCGTCTTCTTTTTTTAGCTTCCTGACTTCCCTCATTTTTTCCATTCTAAGGTAAAGCTCCTTACTGCAAATAGCTCCCATGTCCCATTTTTGCTGAACTGGAGTAAAAAACAAAAGATCTGTCGTTGTTGTTTTTCTGGGGCCAATTGATTGGTTATTTTTTTTGTCGAACTTGTACCTCTGCTGAGAAAAAAAGTACACCATGCTTCGGTCTTTTCCAAGGCTGTCTAAGATTTTTAAATAGTCACTAATAATATCTCCTTTAATTATAAACTGATTGTCTTCCGCGAGCATGACGAAAAAGTCGCCCTTAAACGAATCGATACATTGGCTAATGGCTCTGCTATAGCAGGAGTTTCTTCCTATTATTAAAGGATCAAAATCTATAAATTTTAAGGTTTTCTCTATTGAAACATTGGGGTGTTTTCGGATGGTCGTTTTTTGGCCGTCTAAATTTATAAAAAAATCATCAAAGTCGATCTTCTCAAACCAATCTCGTATTTTTTTATTGCCACCAGATTCAACAAGTATAATTTCAATGCTTGGGTATTCGTTACAGACTAAAAAGGATTTCAGTAGGTTTTGGAGTAGCGGCCAGTAATCAAAGACTCCGCTATGTATAGCGATGGATAGCTTAGGTGTCATGTTAAGATTTTATTAAAGAAGTTAAAGTATTTCTCAGTGACTTCTTTTGGTTTACTGATCCTTGTCTCGGGGCTGCTCGGTTTATCTTTTAGCTCCTCTAGTATTCTTAAGAAATCTAACTTATTCTCAAACAATAAATCGTTGTTTTTGATAATCTCTGAGTGTCCCCCGCTATTGAGGGCTATACATGTTAGCCCGCAGCTTACCGCTTCGATCAAGGCGTTTGAACAGGGGTCGTTTTCGCTTGCAGTAATGAAAATATTTGATTTTCTTAATTCGTTAGCTAGTTCTTTTGAACCTAGCACTCCTAGGTTTTTTATATTTTTAAAATCTACCCTAGGTTCTCCAGCGAAATAATATTCATATCGGTTGAAGTCCAAGCTTTTATCTAAGGCTTTATAAAAATCAAACCCTTTTTTAAGGTTGGTTGACCACGAGCTTGATATTAGTCTAGTTTTATTTTGTCTTTCTGTTTTTTGTGTTGGGAAAAATATCTTATCATCTGAGCAATTTTGTATTACCGTATAAAACTTTTTCAACTCAAGGCCCATTTTGAGGTTTTGATTTTTAGACCATTCGCTTTGATATACTGTTGCGTCAGCAAACGTCTCGTTCGCAAAATATACTTGTTGGTCTCTCGGGTCCCCGAGGTTGTTGTATAGTCTTATTGGGCCATCAATTCTGTGTACAAACTTCTTGTTTGGAAATGCTTTTTTATAAGAATGTACTGTCTTTATATGGTGGTGGCTATTAAATAGAAATATATCAGCTTTATCTGGAACTTCTGCGAGAAGCCCTTGATCCTCGAGCTGGTTTTTGAGCATTTTAATAAATTGGTTTCCGCCTCCCGCAGGCTTATCTACTGGACTATATATTACAAAAACTTTCATAGCGATTTGAACATTTTTAAATAAAAATCGAATGCTTGGGGTATTCTAAGGTTGTTGACTTTTTCATGATTAGTCCGATGTACCTCAGTATATTTTGATAGTTTTCCTTCTTCTATAAAATCAACAAATTCATCTACATTGTTCATGATACACTCCTCGCTTAATGCGCGCTTTGCTATCCCAACATCTGTGGATAGGATTGGAGTGTCGGTTGCTACGGCCTCTAGAATTGCTTGTGGGCCTCCTTCATGTCTTGATGTAACCAAGTATAGGTCTAAGCAATTATAGAGCTCATTCAAAGAATTTAAATCAACGAGCTCAAAGAAAGAAAAACTAATGCTTTTACTTTTAAGCCTGTTAATGATGTATTCTCTCCTCCATCCTCCAAGCACTACGTGGGGCTTGGGGTTTAGCCTCTCAATAATATCGCAAAAAATATCTGGCCCTTTTTCTAGCTTAGGTGTTTTAAGATCAGATCCTTCGGTGTCTTTTTGAAAACTGCCAACTGTAAAACAGTCGGTCGGTATGTTGTATTTTTTTTGAAGTTCTTTTTTGTTTTCTAGGGGTCTCCAAAGTTCTCCGTTTACCCAATAAGGAATTATATGTATCGGTTTATTTGTGAGGTGTTCTATGGATGACTTTGTTTTTTCACACGGCACATGGTACGCGTCTATAAAAGAGTCTCTTTGCTGGAAATCCTGAAACTTTGAATTTGTGAATTTATCTGGAACTATATGATGAACTGTTAGTATAGTTTTTTTACTTTTTAATATACTTGGGCTTATGGAGCGCCAAGCCCAACCCGAAAGGATCCATAGAATATCTGCCTCGTCTATGCTTTTGCAACTGTGGGGTTTAGCCTTTAGGTTCCATTCATTAGCTATCCTATCACAAATCCAGTTTTCATCTACGGTCCAAGGAAATATGTTCATTTTTTTGAAATTAAGATGTCATGATCATAAAAATATAAATAGTCTATCTCCGTTTTAAGAAAACATTTTATCGCGTGCTCTGGCGTTTCGCATATAGGTTCCATGTCATTGAAGCTAGTATTTAAGATGATGGGGACGCCAGATTTTTTGAACCATTTTTTTAAAAAACCGTGGTACCATTTATTGTCGTTTTCTGTGACCGTTTGTAATCTTGCAGTTGAATCAAAGTGAGCCACCGCAGGAACTTCGTCCTTCCTTGAATTAAATTTTGTGCAGAAGCTCATGTATGGGCTATCTATATCTTTTTCAAACCAGTTTTTTACTTCTTCTTTAAGGATTGAAGGGGCAAATGGCCTAAACCACTGCCTGTGTTTTACTTTTTCGTTGACCTTGTCTTTCATTTTTGAGCTTCTCGGATCGGCTAAAATGCTCCTGTTGCCTAAAGCTCTTCTTCCTGATTCAGATCCCCCTCCAAATACGGCCACAATCTTCTGGTCGGCTAAAAAGCCTACTATATCGTCAATCGTGGCAGTCGTGGTTTCTATTTCCATTAACGACTCCGTTGTCTTTTTAATTTCTTCTTTGGAATAGGTTTTCCCGAGATATGGAGTACAGTTGTCTTTCCATATGACTCTTGGGTTATCGAGTATTTGGTGCCATGCATATTGTGCAGCGCCGATAGCTAGGCCTCCGTCATGCGGAGTTGGTGTGACGTATATTGATTGCAACTCGGGAAACCAATCAAATAATTTTCCCGCTAATACTGAATTTAATATTACTCCTCCAGATAAGCATAAATGCTTCGCAGAATATTTTGTAATGTAGCTTTTTAGTAAGTCTCGAACATAGATTTCAGTAGCTAGTTGTAGTCCTGCAGCAAGATCCATTTTTTCTTGTTCTGACTGTTCAGCTATGGTTTTGAATCTGTTTAAATACGGATGTTTGGGATCGTCTCCCGTGTTAGCCCCTTTTGGTTGATTTGGCGGTTTGAAAGATGCGGCAGAAAGGTCTTGCTTTAGCATTCTTAAAAAATCTTTTACATATTTTTTTGCGTCTCCGAGAGAAGCCATCGCCATGATTGTTCCAGCTTGGTGTCCTGTGGGCCATCCAGACTGTAAGTTAAATACATATCTCGTACATCTGGTCCATACAGAGCCTATGTTGACTTTATGGTAAGGGAGGATTTCAAGTTCTGTTATTTTATTTCCGTCTCCCTGCCAAACCGTAAATGCAGAAGCAGTGCCCTTTTCATCCTCTATTCCTCCTCCGTCCATTGTTACTATAAGAGCTCTTTCTAGATTGCTAGAAAAAAACGCATTCGCCGCATGGGCTTGGTGGTGTCCTACGATAGTGAGGGTCCCGTCATTTTGGTCTACTGTATTTACTAGGCTTTCAAAAGATAGATATTGCCTTGATTTGGATACAGGGTGACAGGTGGCGAAGTGCTTGATGTTGTTAAAGTCGCCAAAGTTTTTACAGTAAAACTCAAGTGAGTCTCCAGGGGGTTCTTTTTCTCTAATAAACCTCTCGTACTCGTCGTGGATTATAGGAACTCCGTTCTCAAGAAGAGCGTACGAGCAATCATGGTTCGACCAAAAGCCTAATATTGTCTTATCGTTCATTTAGTATTTTTGTAATTTTTTCTATAAAAATCGCGGCATAAAACTCCTGCGTATATTTTCTCGACAAAAGCCATCCTCTGTCTGTTGTCTTTTTAAGTTTTTCTTCATCTTCTAGATATTCCTTTAGTTTATTAGTGATTGTTTTAACAGAATCTTCTAGATTTATTTTTATTACAAATTGATTAAAATGTACCTGTCCGTCGTCTGGTATATCTGCGGCTATAGCGCTTCTACATGCTGGGATCTCGGCGTACTTGCCAAACCTCCATTTTCCTGAGCCAGAACAAGTAAGGCAGATCTTTGTAGAGTTTATAGCTTTTGCGAATTCAATTGCATATTTATCTGTTGAAGCGTCAGTTAGGTCATATCCAGGGTGGTGGAAAATCCCAGCTTTATAATCCCCTTTCATTTCCATTAACACTTCTACCATTTTCTGCCTAAGTGGATAGAAATTTATATTTAAAGCTCCGACAAGGAGCACGTCGTGTATCTTTTCTAATCCATAGTCTTTAAAAACCGTCTTTTCCGCACAGTGTGGAATATTGATAAAGTTAATTTTTTTATTGAACGATCTTTCTTTCCATTCTTCCCAGTCGTTTTTATGGTGGCAAGCTACAATGTCTGCGGACGATGCATTTATCTCTTTAGTTGTCCACTCCTTGTCGTGCATCTCGTTGTATCTAATGCATTTTATAAATTTTGAACCTGCGAATCCTTTAATTTCTAGAGGTTTGTATCCTACTATTAAATCTGGAACAAAATTGTTCACTTTGAGGTTTTCGTCGACGGTTTGATGATTGTTCCAGTTCTTCCAATTTGGGCCTCCCCAATAAAAGGTGGATATTTTTTCTATAGCCTCCATTGAATGAAAGCGTACTCTAGACATTTTTTTTAAGTAATGTTCTTTATTACAAAGGTAAGCTATCTTCATAAATATTTTTTCTTTAGCTTCTCGAATAAGCAGTTTTGCTCGTACGTTCTGTTTTTGTCTAAATTGTGTCTTCTCCACATCTCATTCCACAAATGTATGGTATAACTTTCTGATAAATCCATGTCCCCGAAAGTTTCATCAAATAACATTCCGACCTGCTCGAAACCTATTGGGTTAAAGAGGCGCCAAGGTCTCGTAAAGTCTGATAGACTGAGGGCATTTACTGCTTTGCTTACTAGCCTAGGACCAACGGTTCCCCATGCTAGGGTTTCTTTATCTTGGTCTTCGCAGAAGCTATAGCAATATCTACAGAACTCACTGCCCGCTGGAGCTTTAATAAGGCCAGACGTGATGTGCGATTTGCCGTCTGCCGTTTTCTCACTAGCAAAAACAAAGTCATCCTTTATGTCTATTTCTTTTAAGCAGATAATGTCTGTATCTGTCCACCAGCCTCCCTTGAGTCCTAAGAGTTTGTACCTGAAGTAGTTTGAAAATGCAGAGTAGCTTCCTTTACCTATGCCGACATTGTATGCAAAAACATCTTCTTGGGGGAGGATTTCTTTTGCGTCTTTGATTTCGCAGTTCTCAGGGACACCGTCTACATCTCCGTAAGTATACAAATGGAAGTCGTGGCCGTTTTTAATATAAGAATTTATACAGAGTTTTTCAACATTGGAAATCTCATCTCCTATCCATAAGCTTTGAATTGTGTTGCTCATTTTTCTGCCCAGTTAATAGTTTCAAGGAATAATGGATCACTGCTCATTGACCATCTTGCATCGGATAGTTCTCCTCCGTGAGCATCAGATAGTTTTTTCCAATTTTCTTCTAAGATTTGGTTTTTAATGTGTCTGCGCAGTCCCATTCTTAGCACATCTGCAGCTTCTGCTGGGAAGTTGGAGTTATACAGGGCAGCGCTAAATTGAACAATAACTTCTGGCGGAAAATCTAAATCCATTGACTTAACCCACTCTTGTGTCCTTCCATTCTCTCTTCTTCTTGCATAGCGGCCAAGGTTGGTATAAGTCGGGTCATCATGAAAAGCTACTGATTTATGATTATGCTTAATTTTAAACCCAGAATGCCTGCACCTTTGCGCAAAATATGTATCCTCGTTATGCTTACCTTCTGAATAGTCTTTTAAGTTACTCATATTATAGATTTCGGATGAATCATATTGGATTTTCTCAAAAACATGCTTTTTCATTAGCCACGAACACCCTCCAGACATGTAGAGATAATCGTCCTGCTGATCTGCCTCTAAGGTTATATGTCCATGTTTTGGGCTTTGGTAACACGCATGGTCCCAGTACCTTCCTCCGTCAGGAACTCTGACCTGACATGTCAATATATCATACTCTTCTTTAAACTTAAGTAAATTACTATACCACTCATGCGTTAAAAGTAAGTCGTCATCGAGAATAACTATATTGTCAAACCTTGCCTGTCTGCAACCAGCATTCCTCATAACCCCTAACTCTCCTTTTTGCGCGGCTTGTTTTTTTTCAATGGTTTTGATCACATTAGACCTAGGAGAGGATAGCCCTAATGAAAAAAGATCTATAGGTAAGTTTCCCGTATCCCCGACAACTATTGACTCACAGTTTTTAATTCCCTGCTTCTTAATGCTAGCCAAAAGCCTTTTAACGTGATCTGGTTTTTTTCCTCCAGTGATTATTATGAAACTAATATCCATTATCTGTTTAAGATTTTTGTTTGACTGAAGTTCTTAGTCCTTCTCCTTGAAATATATTTTGACCTCTCGAGCCTAAAGATACTCCTTTTAATGGTATTACTGTTTACATTTAATTCAACGGCCATTTTGCTAACAGGCATGTACATAGACTGTTTATTTCCTATTTTTGAAACAAGATAGGCGTAAGTCTTTAAGTCGCAGTCTTTAAGGCTTCCAGAAACAACATCTGAAATCATTACTCCTGGAAGTTTTATGAAATAATTCACGTGAGAGATGGTACCTCAATTGCGCGGTTTTGTCAAGAGGGGTCTTTTTTGATACTTACTTGGGATCTTTAAAGAGCTCTACATTAATATTAGACTGATAATAATATTAGATATTATTTATATTATTTGATTGGAGTATTATCTCTCTGGGAAGTATATTATTACCAATCAAATACTATTAGACTGATAAGAGTATTATAACCATTAAACATTATACTTGAATATATTGATTACTGGTGGTATAATCTATCGCATGATTTTTCCAAATATCATTGGGGTTGCGGGATACGCGAGGACTGGAAAGGATACGTTTGGCAGTATTCTAATTAAAGAGCTAAGTGAAATCGGACTTTCTGCAAAGAAACTTTCTCTAGCCTTTGAGCTTAAGAGCGACTTAGATGACTTTTTAAAGCAAAAATTTGGTATTTCAGCTTTTACTGAAGACACAAACGAGAAAAGTTTCATTAGGCCATTGCTAATATGTTATGGTACAGACTTAATGAGAAAAAAAGACCCTGAATACTGGATAAAAAAATTACAAAAAACAGTTGACTTGAACGCGAATTCTGGTATAATATCGGTCGTTTGTGACATTAGGTTCCTAAACGAAGCAGTATGGCTAAAAAAAAGCGGAGGCATTTTAGCTCACTTAAAAAGACCTGGCATACATCCTGCTGATAAGAATGAAAATGATAATGACGACACATTACGCGAAGTTTCTGATTTTCCCATTAACTGGGAATCATTTACCGAAGATTATATAAACAAGTCTAAACCAACAATAAAAAAATTTATAAATGAAATCAGAGCCAGTTAAAATACTAGAAGATCTACAATTGGTAGACAATATCAAAAAAGACACCAAAATTGAAGACTCTCTTCAAGAATTAATCGGACGTCACACAGGAATATATCTAGACATAGTCAATAAATATACCCGAAACGGAAACCAAACAAATAGGCTTGACTTGATCGACGAAAAAGATTATAATATCTACCAGGCCGCCTTAAAGTACGAAGGCGACAGAGGAACTAAGTTTCCCACTTTTTTAGGAAATGAAACGAAATGGATCTGTTTGAATAAATTTAACAAAAGAAAGAGAGACCCTCAGTTAAGTATTGATGATATCAGAGAGTCCGATATACTTCATCCAAAAAAAGAAAAATTAAAAGAAGAAGATTTAGAAGTCTTTTCTGAGGCTATTAAACTTTCAAAAGTCCACAAAGACAAAAGAGTCGAAAAGATATTTGAGATGAGATATATAACTGGAGAAAAAAATAAAGTTATGCCATGGAAAAAAATAAGCGAAGAGCTTAACATGAGTATACAAGGCTGTATTAACATACACAACTCAGCGGTAGAAAAATTTAAAATAGAACTAAAAGACAAAGATTATGTATAATAAATATATCTGTGTAGGAAACCTCACAAGAGATCCAGAAACGAAGCCCGTAAACAATTCGGGAGATACGGTCACAAACTTGGCCGTAGCAGTCAACAATCCCCTAAGCAAAGACGAAGTGTTTTTCGCCGATGTCCAAGCATGGGGAAAGGTTGGAGAGAACTGTTCTAAGTACCTCGCTAAAGGGAAAAGAGTTTTAGTCGAAGGAAGGCTCAAGACAAACGCTTGGACGAGCAAAGAAGGAGACAAGCGCAGTAAGGTCTACGTTGTAGCCAACTCTGTTCAGTTCTTAAGCCCTGTAAATGGAGACGGAGAGAATAGCGGAACAATGCCTCAAGTAAACGCAAAAACCCAAACAGCTCCCGTTAAAGAAGAAGTGTCGGAATTTGACTCAGTTCCATTTTAATGAAACTCGTAGTCGATGCGCCAATTAACTCGCTAAGCTTCGGAAACGTTTCCGTAAACTTATTGCGAGAAATGTACAAGAAGCAGATAGATATCGCCTTGTTCCCCGTTGGGGAACAGGCGGATCTTGAAGCTTTCGACAAAATAGACAAAGATTTTGTTAAATGGCTACAAGATGCTACGGACAAGCGTTTTAATAAAGTAGACCAGGACACGCCGTCGCTTAAACTTTGGCATATTAACGGATCCGAAAGACGCGTAACCCCAAGGCAATATTTGTACACATTCTATGAACTCGACTCGCCAACCGAAGTTGAGAAATCTATAGTCAAGCTACAAAACAAAACGATATTCAGCAGCGAATATGCCCGAAAAAGTTTTAAACTCTTTGATTGCGAAAACACTACGAGTATCCCTCTTGGCTTTGATACTGATTTTCACCAAACCGACAAAGAGTACCTAAAGGACAAAATCCATTTTGGCTTGATCGGAAAATTTGAAAAAAGAAAACACACGGCTGAGATAATCAAAGCCTGGGTAAAGAAGTATGGAAATAATTATAAATATCAACTTTCCTGCTTAGTAGTAAATCCTTTTATGAAGGGTGATCAAATGAACCAAGTTATTCAGGAAACCCTTGGCAATAAGCGATATGGGAATGTAAACTTTATTCCATATTTAAAGACAAACTCTGAAGTTAACGATTTACTCAACGCTATACAAATCGACCTTAGCGGCTGCAGCGGAGGCGAAGGATGGAACCTTCCAAGCTTTAACTCAACCGCGTTAGGAAAATGGAGTATCGTTTTAAATTGCTCTTCCCATAAGGATTGGGCAACAGAAGACAACGCCATCATGCTACAGCCTAATGGCAAGGAATTGGCCGCTGACGGCGTTTTCTTTAGCCAAGGAGGCCCATTTAACCAGGGCAATATTTATACGTTTGACACGGACGAATTTACTACTGCGATGGAAACCGCAGAAGCTAAAGTCGGCACTGTGAACGAGCAAGGAATTAAACTACAAAAAGAATTCACCTACGAAAAAACGCTCAACAAAATCCTCGAGGTGATACAATCTGACACAGTAGATGTCACACCTACCGAGACAGATTGACACACCAGAAGCAGGCAATGACAAAAACATTAATAAAAACACTCATAAAACAAGTTGGCACACTTTTTGCTCATATAACCGCATATGAATACATTAACAAAACACTTAAACCCACTTAGAAATATGTTTTTAATAGACAATAACGAATACGACCCATTTGCGGATTTATTCTCAACAATCAGCAGATCTGCCTACGAAAACTCTAGGATCACAGACATCAAGGACAACGGCGATGTATACGTGGCATCTATTGAGCTCCCAGGATACAAAAAAGGAGACATAAAAATAGAATCCAATAAGGATACGCTCACCGTTTCCGCAGAAAAAGACGGAAAAACCAAATACGAGAACACTTTTTCTATAAAAAACGACGTAGACACTAAATCTATAGCTGCCAGCCTAGAATACGGCATTTTAACCTTAACACTTCCCAAAAAAGAAGTGTCAAAGCCTAGAAAAATCAAGGTTCAGTAACTATAATCAGTGTAATCAATATTATGAAGAAATTAATCATTCTTACAAGCATGTGCTTTGCACTAGCGACTAGCAGCGCTCAGGCAGAGCTATTCAGTGCGGGCATTAGCCCCGCTCCCACAGCAACAGTATTAGGCCAAAAAGTGACATGGCCGCTTCCCTCTTTAGCGCTAGGCTCAAAGGCAGGTGAAGGAGTTGACGCAAAGCTATCTACAAGAGGCTTCGCTTTCAAGCTTCCTTTCTTTGCTGTAAGCGTTCCGTTTCCCCACGCCGTAGTTGGCGTAAAAGACGCTAAAGTTAGCGTTGGAGCTCACGGAGTCAAAAAGGCTACGGCTAAAAAGCCCACAGCCAGAAAGACTAGGGCCAAAAAGTCCAAAAAGTAAGGTATAAGGTGGACACAGCATAAGCCCGCATGCCTAAAAGTATGCGGGTTTTTTTATGACATGACAGACAAAGAAGTATATAAAAAAATCAAAGCAATAACGGGAAAGTTTGACACGGTACAGTCTTCTGTTGATTTTTATAAAAAAGAATTTAGCGACTTAGAAGACAAATTAGAGTATTACTCAAAATACTCATGGCTCCCAGACTCCCGAGAGAACGTTAAATCAACCATTAACCAAATGAAAGAGATTCTTTCTAGGGCTGAGAAAGAACAAGGCTACTTCGATGAACTCGAAAAAGAGCTTGATGACCTAGAAGCTAACCTGTGAACGAAAAAACAAAAGTAATTTTTTGTTTGCCAGGTCGAACTTTTTCTGACAACTTTCTAAAAAGCTGGACGAATCTAATCACAGAACTACCCAAGAACAACATCAAATGGGCTATGTCCCAGAAGTACCATGTAAACAGGTATTTTGTTTGTAATTCTTGCCTTGGCGGAAGCTCAATAGGAGGAAAAAACCAAAAGCCCTTTCAAGGAAAGGTTGATTATGATTACTTAATGTGGATTGACAGCGACCAAGTGTTCGAACCATGGCAATTCTTCAAGCTTCTTGAAAAAGCAAAAGAGACAAACACAAGCATTCTCTCAGGCCTATACTTGATGCAGGGCGGTGAAGTTTTTGCCACAGTAAAAGATTGGGACAAAGAGTTTTTCAAGAAGAACGGCTATTTTAAATTTTTAAAACCACAAGACATTTTGAATAAAAAAGAAATTTTTAAAGTTTCTTATACTGGATTTGGATGGTTACTTGTTAAGAAAGGTGTATTTGAATCCCTAGATTACCCGTGGGTGCAGCCAACTTGGTTCGATGAAGACGGAATACGCGAAATGACCACTACTGATTGCGGCTTTATGCACCGTGCGGCAGGCAAAGGATTTAACACTTATATAGACCCAACAATAGTTGTTGGCCATGAAAAAACACAAATACTAAGACCATGATTTACTTATTTCACAATAAAGAAACCGATGAATACCGCGAGGTTGAAATGAAGATGAAAGACTACGCTCCGTATTGCGGCGAAAACAGCGACGAAGACTGCTGGGAGCGCATTTATGAAACCCCGCAGATAAGCATGGGGAACTCAACATCTAAAACGGTTGATCCCTACAGCCAAAACGAGTTTGTAGAAAGAACTGGCAAAATGAAAGGCAATTTTGGCAACATGTTGGACTACAGCAAGGAACTCAGTGAAAAACGTGCTGCCGACCACGGCGGAGTCGATCCAGTTAAGAAAAAATACTTTAAAAACTACGAAAAAAAGACTGGCAAAAAACACCTCGCAGACAAGAAATCATACGAAAGCAAGAACGTTAAAATAGATTTTGACTAAAAAAAGAATATATATCGACGGAGCCTGGGATTTATTTCACATTGGCCACTTACAGCTTTTTAAAAAAATTAAAAAAAAGTTTAATTATTTGATCGTAGGAATACACTCCGACGAACTTATGGAAAAGATAAAGAGGAAACCAGTTATACCATACGAAGACCGCGCAGAGATAATAAAATCAATAAAATATGTAGATGAAATCGCAGAAAGATCACCATTTCCAACTATTGACTTTATTAAAAAACATAAAATAGATTTAATCGCAAAAACCAACAGCACCTTAGTTGCCTGCGATCCTAAAGACGAAGAGGCGATCAAAAAGCTAAATATTTTCTATAATCTTGAAAGTTCAAAATACCACACCTCAGACATTATCAATAAAATCACAAAGAATAGTCTGTATGCCAAAACTTCTTGATAAAGAATTTATCGACATACTCTTGACGAGAAATAGGAGTTTTCCAACCTGACCCATAAACTGCACTTAAATACCCTTCGTGGTCTGCGGGAACATAAAAGTCATAATTATAAAATTTTATTTTCTTTAAATCAACAAAAAACCTCTTTTCACATTTCATATAAGGATCAGAAACTGGATAAACTATATCTCCTTGCTCTATATATTCAAATAAGTCTATCGGTAGATGCCCGTTCTCTACGGCAGTTTTCTGTATTTTGTATCCATAATCATTAAGATACCAATGAAAAAAATTAAATTGTTTTTTAATACTGTGCGGCAAATCGACAATTTTCTTGACGTCCTTATGCCATATACCTAAGTCAATGTCAGAGTCCTTAGGTATCACTTTTTTATCTCTAATTGCGCCAAGCATTGTGCCAGCACACAACCAATTCGGAACATTAATCTTCTCTAAGAATTTTGAAACAGTATGAAGCTTGCAAACCATTGACTTACAATATAAATCAGTTTCTTTTTTAGGGTCTAACCTGCCAGTTAGCATTCTTTTGCCAATTTTCATTTTTTATATCTCCATAAATAAGGCTTATCGTTAATAAAGACTCTATCTTTAGTCCATTTACTCCAATTTTTAAAACTTCCCCAATCACCATCAAGGTTCGTCCTTTCAGGCGCGCATACTTGAGATCCTCCTAAATTATCGTTGATCGCTAATCTTTTTCCGTAATATGTTAAAATAAAAGATTTTATTTTTTTTGTTTTTATTAGCTTACTGTAAATTTCGCAGTCTATCATAAAATCAGAAGGATACATAGACAAAAAACGATTCTTGCATTTGCTGTTAATCAATAAAGCTCCAGTCCCAAAGACTAGAGAGCTCCTTCCTTCTCCAGTAATGTAAATTACATGTTCGTTTATTTTTTTTCCAATGCCCCATTCAAGATAGCTCAAGCAAGAAACATATATTATGTCCCAATTTTTTGGCACAAACCTTAATGTGTAATTCAGCTTTTTGTAAAAGTTGTTACAAACAACTATATCGTCTTCCATAATCAAAGTTGGCTCAGTTATTTTTTCTACTATAGATTTCCAGGTTAAACATGAAGCCAGTCCAGGTTTATTTATTGGGAACCCCGCCTCCTCTCCATACTGCAAATGATTGGCATAACCATCTTTAGAAAGATTGCTTTTGAATTCTTCGTCAGTCATTACTCTTCCATCTACCGCGTCAAAAAACTGGTGGTTTATCTTTTGTGATATTACCCTCTGTCTTCTTTTTTTCTCGCTTTTCAGGCTTATTACTATTGATTTATTAAATATCATTTTAGACAATTTTCCAATGCCCTTACCGAAGCCATTGCCTTGGTCTCAGGGTTTTTATTTTCATGCCATGACCCATAAAACAAGTGCACAACATAAATTTCTCTTTTTCTAATTGTTGATTTGTCTAATTTTTTAACCATGCTTTTTCTTTGTTGAGAAGGAACCTGAACCATTGACAAATGACCCGAGCCCCGAGCATTAATACCTAAGATCCTACTACCAAACCAAAACTCTTTTCCTAATTTTAAACTATAAGAATTTTGCATTTCATTTATTAAATATGTCCACATTATTGGGCCAGTTTTTTTTAATGTCCACGCTGTAGGGCTTTGAAAGTGGTTTACCTTACATCTATTTGCAGCCTCAATTAAAACAGGATGTCCAGCTTTTGCGGCAAAAGCCCATTGAGTATACCGAAAAAGAGCCCTCTCTTTCCATCCTTGCTCATATCCCGCTACAAATTCTGCGTCGCATATTAAACTGTCAAAATTCGCCACACAATAACAATCTATATCTAAATAAACCCCGCCGTCTCTATAAACAATTAAATACCTGAAAAGATCGGCCTTTTCCACTGGACTCATTGAGTCGTAGGCGGGAATAAATTCCACAAAGTCTTCTTTAACTATAGATCGACACTCTTCATCATTGTAGAATCTATAAGAATAACTGGGGTTTTGTTTTTTTACGCTTTCAATGCACAGTTTATATGAAGCGGGTGTAGATTTTTCATTTCTCCATGTTTGATGGATTATCCTGGGAATCATAAATCTAAATCGCCAGAAATTTGCAAAGTAGAGTTATTCCAATTAGGGATGGCGCGAGATGAATGCAGTTCTCCAGAAATTTCAACCACCAAAGACTTATCCCAGTTTTCTATTTTTCTGTAGGCTTCAGACATTGAATTTACATCACCAGAAGAATATCCAGTAACATGCCGCCTTCCATTAGCTGGCACTTCAATTGTTGCGCTTTTGTAAGCTATCGCCTCAGGGTCGCCAGAGCTGGCAATTTTGCCGCTTTGCGTCAGCCAGCCCTTCGCAGATAACTGAAACAGCCAATTTTCAACGATATAGCTATCGTATTCCAAAAAAGGCTCCCTACTCGCCCACTCATACTCTATAATCATAATCTAATCCTCTTTTAAAATATGCTGCAAAGTTCCATTTAAAAAATCATACTCTGCCTGCTTGATTGCGGTTTGTTCTACCATTCCGTCAACCTTGCTTTGTTCCGCGATTAAACTTTTTTCCCCTTCTGAATAATCAGCAATTGGCTTCCAGTTTTCCGCCGCAATTTGAACACTGGCTCTTATTGTGTTACTGCACTCACTATAACAAGGAGATTCGTCAATATAGTGTTTTTTTACTTTTATATTATATTCTATCGAAAAGCCAACAACATCATTATTTTCATTTAACTTTGGGCTTATTCCAGTTTGACTTGAAAATATATAAGGTTCTACAATCCAGTTTCTGGGCAACATATTTAAGCCAGACAAAGTCGCGTACTCGTCAATGGTAGTAAGATTTTGTTTTGTTTCGTCTATTTTATTTTGTAATGTTGTAATATATTCGCTCATTTTACATTAAAATTTTATGATCCAGCTGGCCACGTCACCGCAACGGTAGAAGTGGATGCGCCATTTATTGTTACAGTAAAGGTAATTGCCTGACTGTGTGAAACAGACGTATCGTTAACGGAAATTGCACTTTGAAATATTATTTCACTAGCATTTAAATAATCAACTGTATAATTATTAGCGTCAAAAACCAAAAATCTAGTACCAGCTATTGATACGCCACCATAATCAGCAGCACCGTGTATATGAATGTCGTTGAAATGGCCCGCGCGCCACTTGAGGCTAGCGGTTCCCATATCAGATTCGTCATTTCTTGACGGATTGGCGTCTCCATGAACTCTAAGATCCCCAGTTACCTGTGTCGCGCTAGAATCTATTGCAGTGCGTGGAGCACCAGCAGCACCGAGCCATAGATAATCCTGTGAGTGAACATAGCTCACAAACCCAGCGGTGGTGCTATCTGGATCGCCAAATAAAATACTGGCCGAGGTCGTCGCGGGCGAAAGAAACTGCAACCCTGCGTGAGCAGAACTTTCAATAACTGCTTGAGTGCTTGAATCCGCCACGACCGAGCCAGCATTTCCGTCTGAAACATGAAACTCTCGATCTGGAACTGTGGCGGTACCACCTGGGCCAACTTGGCCAACTCCTAGGCTTCCTTTTATTCTTGTTGTTCCTGATATACCAACATCACCATTAACCGATAACATAGAACCCGCCGTAGTTCCGCCACCAACCCCCAAGGGCTGGTTGCATGATATAGAGGTATCCGCAACAACTAAAGCATCAATATCTCCATCAGTTCCGATATACATACTGCCTTCTGTTCTGAGATAACAGCTAGTTTGGTTGTGGTGATAATTAACAACTGAGAAAATTAGCCCGTTATCAGTACCTATATCCAAAAGCCTTGCTCCAGCAGCCGCGCCGTCGTTATAAAGCTTCAGTGAGCCCGCCCCGCCCATACTCGCCGTGCCAATACCAACAGTTCCGCTTATTATTGCCATCCCAGACACATCCAAATTATCCCTCAACCTTATTCGATTATTATCAGGATCCACCTCAAACTTACTTTCGTTGTTTCGGTACGACTTTATTGTATCGTCCGCGAATACCTCAAATACTGGCATGCCTGCGGCGTCGTTGACGCTCATTAGACTGTCGGATAAATCGTCGGTGATTGTGAGAAGATTACCTTGTGCGCCGTAGACTTCGAATGCGTTGCCTGTAACCTCTTTATTCGCGACTATAATTCCAGTGCCATCAAGTTCGGCATGAAGAATGCCAGATGGCAAGCTAATCCCAACACCAAGTTGGCCACCAGCATCAAGAAACATGGAGTCAGCACTAGAGCTTTGCCATGAAATTCCATTTCCCCCATGGTAACCCAACATCATAGCGTTCTGCCCTGCTATATCACCTATTTTATAAGCGTCAGTAACACCAATGTTTCCTTGGTAAACTACTAGCTTTTGGGTTGGATCCGTCGTGCCAATTCCAACGCTTCCATCATGATCAATAACCATTCTGGTTCCATAATTAGC